AGGACAGGGCAGGCGCCGGTCCGCACCGGCCCCGCGCAGGGGCGCCGTAGACCGGTGCCTTCGCGGATCAGGGCGGGCAGTCCCCACCCCACCTGCCGAAGCGCACACCGGCGGGCCACTGGCCCGGGACGCTTCCCCGGTCCGGCCACGCCGCGCCGCGCGCGGCCTGAAAGCCCCCTCCGCGCGGGTGTACCCCGTCCCGCGCGGAGGGTTCCACCGCCTGCCCCCGCCCGGCGCCCCCTGGAGCGGGGGCAGGCACCCGCCCCACCCGAAGGAGACGCCGTGGACGGCGCCGTCATGGACCAGGTGATGGTCGACCCGGGCAGCATCCGCCTCGGCGACCAGATCGTCATCGGGGGTCAGGCGCTGCTCGTACAGGACATGGTCGCGCTGCCCCACGGCGGTCGGCGTCTGGAGTTCGCCTCTGGCGAGTCCTTCACGATGCGCGCCTCCACGATCCTGTGGGCCGCCCGGCGCCGCGTGCCCGCCCGCGCCCGGACGCCCAGGCGTCCCAGGCCCGGGTGACCGCTACTCGTCGCCGGGCGGCCGGGGCCCGCCGGGCATCAGGCGGGCCGGCGGGATGCCCAGCTCGTGCGCGATGCCGAACAGGCGGCCGAGCGGCGGGGAGGTGATGGCCAGCTCCCAGCGCGCCACGGTGTTGCGGTCGACGTCGAGTCGGTGGCCGAGAGCTTCTTGGCTGAGGTTCGCGTGGAGGCGTTCCTCTCTGATGCGGCGGCCGAGGTCGAGGCGCCAGTCGCGGAGCCAGCCGGGCAGGTCCCAGAGTGGATCTTGGGGCACTCCGCCACGCTGTGGCGCGCGCCCCGGAATGTCTGCATCATCCGGTGTAGCAGTTTTGGATCACCGGATGGGCGGGTACCCGGGCGTCGACCCGGGTAGACCAGCTGTCAGCGCCGTCGTTAACATGCTCGCAACAATCGAATATGCGTTCGACATATTCACAGACGGGCCGGAGCCGCAGGAACGGCCCCCGGGCTCCGGCGCCGAGCGACCCCCTCCCCCACGCGGGCGGAGGGGGTCGCGGTGTTTCCCCAGGTCACGACAGGGAGAAGTGGGAGACGAATGGGAGATGATCATGACGCAGATGCGATCGGATCGCTACGCATGCGCTCCGATGCGCGACGATGCGCGCCGTGCCTGACCAGCACGGCAACGCTCCGCAGGGCATCGCCCCACCTCACCCAAGGATGTCGCCCAGATCGACAAGATCTTCTGGGAGACCAAGAAGGCGTGACCCGACGCGACTCCCCGTGACCCGGGAACGCGCAGGTCAAGATGCAGGTTGGGGCGTCCGGCCGCTCTGCGGACCGGGCGTCCCGACCGTGTTTTCGGCCCCGTTGGGAGATCTTTGGGAGATGATCATGGGAGGAGTTTTCTGGCGATCGCGGAGTGCCTTCTCCCAGCGCCGCTGCAACGCCCTCGCGATGCGCTTCCGCATGGCCGGCGTCACGTGCCGGTAGGTCCCCGGGGCCTGGCTGTCGCCCTCACGGCGACGCCCGCCTGAACCACGGACTGTGTGCCCCATCCTCTCATCGATCGCCGACGGCGGGATGTCGTCCTCCTCCAGCCACACCCGCTGACCGTGACGCAACCCGTGCGGCACCATCCCGGCCACGCCAGGGACAGCAGGCAGTTCGGGCCGGAAGCGCCGGCCGCGCACCTGCGGCAGTTCGGGGTGGCCGTCGACGATCGGGTGCCAGAAGTACCCGTAGAACTGATCGTCCGTCCGGATAGGCTTCCCTCGCGCCGAGGGGAACACGTACTCGTTGTCGTGACTGTCCAGCACCTGCCGCAGTAGATCGCCTAGGAACGGCGGCAGGATCAGCGTCCTACGCGACCCGTACTTCGGCGGCTTCAGCGCGAACCCACCTCTGGCGTGGGCGCCTTGCCACTCGACTCTGATCCACTGGTCCATCGGGTCCCGCTCCGGCTCGGCCCACACGAACTCGCGGCGCAGGCCGACCAGCTCGGCCAGCCGCATCCCGGTGAACGCCTTGGTGAGCACGAACGCCTCACCCACGGGACCGCGAACGACGCGAGCGTTCTCAGCGACGAGCAACGCCTGCACGGGGTCCTGGGGGAAGGCGTAGTCGTCCTCGCGGTCGTCGCCTTCGTACCGGCCGCGGCGCCGGCGCTTGCCGCTGGGCATGGGGTTGCCGCCGCGTAGCTTCTCGTCAACGGCGTCATCGAGGAGCATCCGCATGACGCTCTCGACGGCCTGGACGTAGTTTCTGGAGTAGCGGGCCCGGATGTCCTTGCGCCAGGCGAGGTAGGAGCTGGTGGTGATGTCGCCGATGGCCCAGTCGCCCCAGTGCGGCAGGATGACGGACCGCAGGCGGGTGCTGTAGGCGTCCTCGCTGGCCGGGTCAATTTCCCAGACTTTCCGCCACTGCTCCACCCACTGGGCGACCGTGACGCGACCGTCGCGGGGGTTGACGAACGTCTTGCGGCGGACATCGGTCTCCAGCGAGTTGCCGTAGTCCAGCGCGGCCCGCTTGGAGGTGAAGCGCTGGCCGCCGTCGTCCCGGCTGGCTCGCGACCAGGTGCCGCCGGGGAGCTTGTACCGCACGCTCCAGTACCGGCCGCGCTTCTCGGCGTAGGCCACGTGTCACCGCCTGCTGCTAAGAGGCCCTGCATGCCCCGGCCGGACGCCGGGGGTGCAGGGCTGTCTGTGTGGGGGGCGTTCTGTGCGGCGGCTACGCGGCTGGCGCCGCCGCGAAGAGTCGGGGGGTGGGGTTGCGGGTCCACAGGTGCGCGGCGACCAGCTCGGAGCAGCCGCGCGAGAGACGTTCCATCACCTCCTCCAGCGTCATCCCCTGTCTCACCCAGATCACGCAGCTCTCCGGTCGGTCGTCAACGAGGACATCAAGACCGCCAGGGAGCTGTGGTACGAGCGCGTAGACAACCCCGTCTTGATTGTCAGGCATACCTGCCCCCTCCGTGCGACTACTGGATCGGCCCCCAGGTCCGCAGGTGAAGAGGATGCTCCCATACTGCGCTCAGAGGGTAAACAGGTACGCATTTTATGATTAAGCGTCAGATTGGTCGCCACTGGGGAGCCCAAGCGCCGCGCGGTTCAGGCGCGTCCACTGCTCCAGCGCCTCCGGCGTCAGCTCCTCTGCGGCGGCATCCGCGCCGGCGGTCCAGACGATCGCGAACCGCGTGTCTCCGGGGCCTTGCACGACCGTCGCTTGCACGACGGCGCGATCAGCGCCCGCCAGCTCCGAGGTCACGCTCAGCGGCATGCCGGGGGTGACGGTCGCGCCTCCGCCAACCGGTCCGCGCGGCGCGGAGCGTCGGCGCGGCTCCGGCGGGGGCGCCTGTGCGCCGTCCTCGAGGATGGCCAGCGCGGTGTCCGGCTCCCAGCCGAAGACAGCTTCGACCCGCGCCAACACGGCTGGCGGCTCGTTCGGCCAGAGCACGTCCCCCCGGCCCGACTCCAATTTCTGGATGGTCGAGGTGGAGACGCCGGCCTCGGCCGCGAGCTGCGGCTGGGTCAGCTTCAGGGCCCGTCGATGGCTCTTGACGGCGTCAGCGAGCGCGGGCCAGTCCCTCGTCATGCCGTACATCATGCACGACGGCTAGGCAACAGGTACAGGGGGGTACGTGTTCCTGACCTGCACCTAAGGGTGATTCTACGCGTCGCACTGTTGTCAAGAACCGGCGAGTACGCGCCGCCTACGCCTTGATCCGCGCAAGAAGCGCGCAGATTCAGTGTGATACGCCTTGCCTACGCGTTTTCCTACGCGTAGGCTCTGGGTGTGAGGCAGCACGGACCCGCACTCAAGACCTTCCGCAAGCTCAGAGGCATGTCGCAGAGGCAGCTCGCTGAGCGTGCGGGGCTCGACTACTCGTACCTGTCCAGGGTCGAGGCGGAGTTGCGTCAGGCGAGTCCGGATGCCCTCAGCCGTCTCGCGTCGGCGCTGGAGATACCGGTCGACGCCGTACTCAGGGAGTCCCCCCGTGACCACGAAGAAGGAGATGGAGCGTCTTCACCAGCGGCTCTCGGCGCTGGAGGAGGAGGTGGCGGCGCTCCGGGCCCAGCAGCAGAGCACGCCTCCGAGGACGCACGGCCTCGCGGAGGCCGCGAAGGTGCTGGGCAAGACGCCGTACTGGCTGCGCAACGCGTGCCGGACGGGCGTGATCAACGAGCAGCACTTCACGCGCGTGGGTCAGACGCTCCGCTTCACGGACGACCACATCCGCAAGATCATCGCTGACTTCGAGGGCCGCCCGTACAGCGAGGCGCGCGCCCCGCTGGCCGCCTGATCCCCCACGCAAAAAGGGGCCCGCCCCGAAGGCCACCCCGGAGCGGACCCGACCCACCTCACAACCACGAAGGAGGGGGCCATGAGCCCCAACACTACCGGCCCGAGGGCCGTGACCGACGAGTCGATCGAGGCGGTGATCGCCCGGCAGCGGAACGCCCGCGCGGTCGAACTGCTGTTGAACGAGCACCCGACGCTGCCCGCGCGGACGATCGTGACCACGCCGGACGTGGTGCACGTCATCGTCGCGGACCCGGACGACCTGGAGCCGTGGATCGCGGTCCGCGGCGGCGAGGTGCACGTCTCCCCGGAGTGGGAGGACGTGCAGACGTGGACGCTGCACACCACGACGGAGCCCGCTACGGACGGGTCCGTGACGTTGGTGCGGGTGTCGACGGTGGTGGTGGCCCGCGTTGAGGGTGTGCTGCCTGAGGTGCGCGCGGCGGTGTCCCGGTGAGCGCGCGCGTGATTCCGCTGCACGGGTCGCCGCAGGCCGCGCCGCCGGTGCCGGTGGTGGTGCCGCCGGCGGACTTCATCCGCACGCCGGACGGCGTCCTGTGGGTGCTGTCCGCGTTGTCCGAGGCGGGGCGGGGGCTGCCCGCCCCCGAGTACGCGCCGGGCCCGGTGCCGGAGCACGTGTTGCGCCCGGAGGCGGAGTTGCTGGCCGCGGGTGGCCGTGGGCTGCTGGTTCGCGTTGAGGCCGCTGGGGGTGCGTCGTGAGCGCGCGACAGTTGACGCCCGAGGTGCGCGAGCTGCTGGCCGCGGTCTGCGAGGCGCTGGACGTGCCCCGCGCCGCCCACCACTCCGACGATCGTGAGGCCCACGACGCCGCCCGCGCCCGCGCTATCTACGTGCGAAACATTCTGGGGTTGGCCGAGGACCTGCTCACCGTCGAGGGAATGACCTCGGCGCTGCGCACGCTCGTCGCCGACCACCCCATCACCTACACCCCGGACCAGCCGGAGGGCTCGACCCCGGGGGGTGCGTCGTGAGCGAGATGACGCTGGCCAGGGTGCTGGACGCGACGTTCCGCGAGGCCCTGACGCTGTACCTCCCGCTGTGGGAGGCGTGGTACGAGCCGGGCAACGTCTCGACCTACCTCATCGGCTACACCAACGGCGAACCCGCCGCCCGAGCTGCGGCGGAGGGCTGGCTGCGGTCCGAGCGGGGGGACACCCCGGGGCGCCTGGAGTGGGTGCCCGAGCCGACCCTCGTCGCTGATGGCGAGTTCGACGCGTGGCTGACGCTACTGGAGCACCACGCGGACGGCGCGTGCACCGACACCGGCATCAGCATCCGCCGCCGTGTTGAGGACGGCACGTCGTGACCGGGCCGATCCGGGCCGCGTGCGGCCCCCACCCCATCCACATCACCCCTACCACGCTCGGCGCCGAGGTCGACGTCTCGCCGTGGCTGCGGACGGTCCTCGCCGACATCACCGCGCACGACGGCGACGTGCTCGACGAGATCCGCGCCTGGGACGAGTACATCGCGCACGACGCGCAGACGGAGACCCAGCGCGCCCACGGCCGCCGCGAAGTGGACGAGCGCATCGAGGCGCTGGCCGAGAAGCACGGGCAGCTGACCACGACCGCGCCCCAAGCCGCGCGCATCGCGCAGGCACTCAACGAGGCGGCGGCAACGCACGAGAGGACCGCGGCATGAACCGCCTTCCCGAAGAGGACGCTGCCCTGCCCGAGCACGCGGCGGCGCAACCGTCGGGCTGCCGCTGGTGCGGCATCCCCAAGCGCCCCCACGCCCGCCGGTGGACGGCCGCCGCTGGCTGGCACGCCTGGCAGGCCCCGACCGACGCCCAGATCCTCGCCCGGATGCGGGCCCGCCGAGCCAGGCGCCTGGCGGCACGAATCGCGGCCTGCGCGCCGCACGAGGGGACCGCAGCATGAACACCCCGCAGCACATCATCGCCGGGCTCCGGGCCGCCTGGGAGCAGCCCGGCGCGGGCCGCAACCCCTACAGCAGCCGCGCGTTGCGGCCCATCGCCCACGGCCCCGAGGACCAGATCACCCCGGACGGCACGGAAAACCCGCTGTGGGACATCGTGCGGTGGATGCCCGCCGAGCCCGGCCCCGGCGGCGGGCTCCGGCCGACGGCCGTCCACGACGCGTTCCCCAGCCCCCTGGCCACCGCCCTGAGCGACATGGGCGCGTCCCGGCACCACCTGACCACCCGCTACGCCTGGTCCATCCCCACCCCCGGCGACATCCGGTGGATCGCGGAACAGCTCGGCGGGCGGGCGGTCGTGGAGATCGGCGCCGGCACCGGCTACTGGGCGTGGCAGATGGAGCAGGCCGGGATCGGCGTCGCCGCCTACGACCCGCACCCGGTCGCGCACGACAACACCTACTGCAAGGCCGGGCCCTACTCCACGGTCCGGCGGGACGACGCGACCGCCGTGAAGCACCACGCCGACCGGGCGCTGCTGATGGTGTGGCCGCCCTACGGCGCCCGGTGCGCCCGGGAGGCCCTGGAGATGTACGAGGGCGACCTCTTCCTCTACGCCGGGGAGGGCGACAGCGGCTGCACGGCGGACGACGCGTTCTACGACCTGCTGGCCGCCGAGTGGGAGCAGACGTCCGCCGCCGAGCGGCACGTGACGTGGTCGGGCATCCACTGCCGTCTGCGCGCGTACCACCGGAAGGACGGTGCGCGATGACCGCCGCCAACATCCGCCCGGCCGTGCGGGAGCTGCTCAGCGCGCTGGAGTTCCGCGCCTCGGTCGGCAGGCCCTGCTACATCAAGCGCACCCACGGCTATGTGGCGCTGATCGTGCCGCACCTGCGGAACGGCGACGTCGGCCCCTACTCCTACCTGCGGACGTTCCGCCGCGCCACGGTCGACGAGGCCGAGGAGCTGGGCCTGGTCGTCCTCGGGCCCCGGCTGGTGGACGTGCCGGACGCCGAATACCCGCGGGGGCACTGGGCCGCCGAGCGTGCCCACCAGGGCCGCACCATCACCACCACCGGCGGTGCGCGATGACGATCGCCCTTCAGCCCCCCACCGGCCGGAAGGTCACCCCCACCGGCCGACTCATCCTCCCCGCCGACGCCGACCGCGACACCTGGCTCAACGCCCGCAGACAGGGCCTCGGCTCCAGCGACATCGCCGCCATCCTCGGCATCAGCCGATTCGGCAACGCCCTGTCCGTCTACTACGACAAGACCGGCGGCCTCCCCCTCGAAAGCGACGACTCCGAACCCGCCCTCTGGGGACGGCTCAACGAAGAGACCGTCGCCCGCGAATGGGCCCGCCGAAACCGCTCCGTCGTCCGCCGCGTCGGCCTCGTCGCCAACATCGACCGGCCGTGGCAGATGTGCACCCTCGACCGCCGGGTGCTGGAGTGCCCCCTCGCCGACGGCGGCGAACGGTGCGCGGTCGAGATCAAGTGCCGCGACAAGATGAAGGCGCCCACGTGGCGCACCGGCTGCCCGGACGACATCCTCGCGCAGACGCTGTGGCAAGCCGACGTCTGCGGCTACGACCACATCCACGTCGCGGTGCTGATCGGCGGCAACGACTACCGGCAGTTCGTCGTCCGAACCGGCGACCACCAGCAGCTCATCGCCGACCTGCGCACCGCCGGCGCGAACGCCTGGCAGCAGATCACCCAGCGCACCCCGCCGGCCCTCGCCGGAGACGCCGACCCCGACGTCCTCCTCGCCCTGTACGAGCAGCTCCACCCGCACCGCGACGGGGGGTTCGTCCAGATCGCCCGCGAGGAGCAGGCCCACGACGACCTCACCGAGTACGTGCAGGCCGCCGACGACGAGACCGACGCGAGGAAGCGGAAGACCGCGGCGAAGGCGCGGCTGGTCGCCCGCCTCGGTAACGCCGAGCAGGCCCTCGACGGCGACCGCATCGCCTACACCTACGAGCCCGCCTCCCGCGAGCACGTCGATGTCTCCCGGCTGCGGGCCGAGTTCCCCGACGCCTACGCCGCGTGCGTTGAGGACCGCACCCACCGCCGCCTGAACATCCCCACCGCGATCCGGAAGAGGTACGCCGCATGACGACTCTGGCAGAACGGGCCGCCACCGCGGCGGGGCGCGACGGCACGCCCGCGCCCGCCGACGGGCCCGACGAATCCCCCCTCACCATCCCTGCGGCCGACCCGATGGCCGACTACGAGCCCGGCGACGACGACCCCGACATGGTCCCGGTCCACATCGCGTGGCTCCGCGTCCGCCGCGAAGTCCGCGCCATCGGCAAGGGCGAGGAGTACAACGAGCGCGGCACCCGCTACTCCTACCGAGGCGCCGACACCGTCGTGCAGCACTTCGGGCCCGTCACCCTCAAGCACGGCGTTCACGTCCTCCCGGTCCGCGTCGAAGCCCAGTACGGGGAGAAGCTGACCAAGGCTGGCAGCAAGATGCGTGAGTGCTCCGTGGTCGTGACGTGGCACGTCATGGGCCCCAAGGGCGACACGCTCACGCTCCAGTCGGCGGGTGAGGCGCTCGACACCTCCGACAAGAGCACCACCAAGGCGCAGACCGTCGCGCTGCGGACGCTGCTGCTGACCGGCGGCCTGATCCCGACGGGGGACCGCGACCCGGACGCCGAGCGGATCGAGCGCGGTATCGAGGCTCCGGCCCGGTCGGCGGAGTCGTACCGCGACGAGATTCTCGATCCGAAGACCAGCCCGGGGAGGCTTCAGCAGATCGGCTACGAGCTGAGCAACCTCCGGATGATGGGCGCCCGTGTCTCGAACGAGACGGGCGAGCCGGAGACGCTGGAGTCGCTCGGCCGCCGGATCTACAACGAGCGCACGGGCGGTGCGTCATGACCGCCCTGGCGTTCGTCGACTGCGAGACGACGGGTCTGGACCCGCGGCGGCACGAGGCGTGGGAGATCGCTGTCATCCGCCGCGAGACGGATGGTACCGAGACCGAGCACCTGTGGCAGGCGCGCCTCGGCGCGGACGAACTGTCCCTGGCCGACCCGCGGGCGCTGAAGATCGGCCGCTACCGGGAGCGGCGGATCGCGATCCCCGACGATCATGCGGCCGTCGCCCTCCGGCTGGGCGGGCTGCCCGGGTGCCGCTGGCTCCGCGACGGGGAGCTGGAGGGCGAGCTGGACGCGGCGCTGCGCGGCGCGGTCGTCGTCGGCTCCAACCCCGGTTTCGACGTGGCGTTCCTGGCGGTGACGCTCGGCGCGGAGCCGGACAACGCGCCGTGGCACTACCGGCCGGTGGACATCGCCACGCTGGCCGCCGGCCACGTCTACGCGACGCGGCAAGTCGGCGAGGCGCCCCCGCGGGTGCCGTTCTCCTCCCGGGAGTTGTCCCGCGCGGTGGGCGTGGAGCCGCCGGGCGAGGACGTGGCGCACACCGCGCTGGGTGACGCCCGCTGGGCCCGGGACGTCTACGACGCGGTGACGGGCGGTGCGCGGTGATGGCGGGGTGGCTGTGCCTGGCCGCGGTCGCCGCGGTGGGCGTGGTGTTGGTGGTGCTGGGCGCCTGCATGGCTGGGGCGGAGACGGGCCCCGTGCCCCCGCCGGAACGCGGCGACCTGGCTGCTGTGCTGCGCCGCCACGCCGTCACCGACGGCCCCTGATCCCGGGGTGCCGCCCTGCCCACCGCGCTGCGCCGCGGCGGGACCCCGACCCCGCAGCCCCGATCGACAACTACCGCCCCGAGAGGACGACATGACCACCCTGACGCACTCCATCACCCTCACCGCCGACAGCGCCGTATCGCCGCGGGTCCAGGCGACCGAGCCCGCCCCTGGCCTGCGCGTCTACCAGATCCCCGACTGGGTCAGCCCCGCAAGCCCCTACCGCTGGACGGTCGGCCACCACGGGGGCGCCGCGATCGCCTCCGCCCGCACCGAGGACGACGCCCTCGCTGTGGCCGCCGCGATCGCGCCGCTGGCCGACTGGTCCGCGCCCGCGCCTGACGTGCGGGCCGCGCTCGGCCAGGACGGCATGAAGGAGCTGGGACGCCTGGTCTACGCCGCGAACGGCATCTACCCCAACGACTGATCCGCCCCACGGTTCCGCCGCCCGGATGACACAGGCCGGGCGGCGGAACCCCCAACCACCCACCCGCCGCTCCCGAGAGGACCAACACCCATGAGCCAGTCCGTCACCATTCCGTCCGAGGTCGCCGCGCACGTCCTGTTCCACGAGGGGCACGGCGGCTACCCCGCCGGGTCGTTCACCACGAAGCTCCTCGCCGCGTGGACGTCCGCCGACGACGCGAACGCCGCGCGCCTCGCCGACGCGTTCCCCGCCTACGGCGCCGCCATCGCGCTGCTCCGGCGCGGCGAACTGGACCGGCTGCGCGCCATCGCCGAAGGCGCCGCCGCGTGACCGCCGCCGACCTCGCCATCGCCGCCGTCGTCTGGCTCGCGCTCGTCGCCCTGATCTGCCTCTTCGCCGGCTGGTCCGGGCGCCGCCGCGACGAAGGCGACGCCGCGTTCCGCGAACACATCCGCCGCACCTACCGCCGCTGACCACGCCCCGGGCCGCCCCGCCCGCCGCTAACAGGCGGGGCGCCCACGGCACACCCTTAGGAGACCACACCCGTGAGCACCACCTCAAAGATCGAGTGGACGGACGCGACGTGGAACGCCGTGACCGGCTGCACCAAGGTCAGCCCCGGCTGCGACAACTGCTACGCCGAGACCTTCGCCGAGCGGTGGCGCGGCGTGAAGGGGCACCACTTCGAGAACGGCTTCAACGTCACCCTCCGCCCCGAACGCCTGGCCCTTCCGCTGAAGTGGCGCAAGCCGCGCCGGGTGTTCGTCAACTCCATGTCCGACCTGTTCCACAAGGACGTGCCCGACGAGTACATCGCCCGCGTCTTCGCGGTCATGGCGCTCACGCCGCAGCACACGTACCAGGTGCTCACCAAGCGGCACGGGCGCATGCGGTCGCTGCTGAACAGCCCGGAGTTCGAGAAGCAGGTCGACCACGAACTGCTGACGGCCCCGGAGTTCTCCGACTCCAAGCTCACCAAAAGGTCGTGGCCTCTGCCGAAGCCGGGCTGGCCGCTGTCGAACGTGTGGTTGGGCGTCAGCGTGGAGGACCAGGCCCGCGCCGACCTGCGCATCCCCGCGCTCCTCGACACCCCCGCCGCCGTCCGGTTCCTCTCCTGCGAGCCGCTCCTCGGGCCCGTCGACCTGACCGCGTGGATGCCCCCGGTCTCACCCCTACCGCTGGCCCAGGCGCCCCGCACGTGGGCCGAGTGGACCTGGCCCGACTGGGTTCCCCAGCAAGTCCGCGAAGAGATCGAGAGCTTCTGGGGGCCGGCCAGCCACCGCACCCCGGCCGACTGGATCCGCAGCATGCACGAGCAGGGCGCGCCCGCGTTCGGCTCCGTCGTGCGGCTGCGGGACGGGTTCGGGTCCGACGCCCCGATGACCACGGGCCGGTTCGTCCACGCCTGGAACAACATCGCGCGGCTCGTGCGGGAGGACGGGACCTTCGCCTACACCTCATTCCACCCCCGGCGGGACCGGCGTCTTCAGCAGCCGCTTCGCTGGGTCATCGTCGGCGGCGAGTCCGGCCCCGGCGCCCGCCCCATGTCCCCCCAGTGGGTCCGCTCCCTCCGCGACCAGTGCACCGACGCCGCCGTGCCGTTCTTCTTCAAGCAATGGGGAGCCTGGGCCGACACCGGACGCATCGGCATCGGCCACTTCGACCGCTCCCACGCCCTCATCGGCGACCCCCTCGACGACCTCGGACACCGCCACCTCATGCAGCGCGTCGGCAAGGGCCGCGCCGGACGCGACCTCGACGGCCGCACCTGGGACCAGTACCCCGCCGCCGAGACCGCCGGAGGTGCACGGTGAGCGCGATACAGCCCGCCCTGACCGGCCTGCCCGACATCCCCGGCGCCCGCCCCCAGCGCGACGACTACGAGCAGTGGCTCGACGAAATCCGCCCCGCCTTCGAGGAAGTCGCCGCCACCGGCCGCCGCTTCATGTCCTGGCAGATCAAGACCGAATACAACCTCCCCGACCCGCCCGACCCCGCACACCAGTGGGGCGACGCCATGGGCCAGTTCCGCCGCGACGGCCTCATCCGCCACGACGGATGGGGCGCCACCCGAGACGGCTCCGGAGTCCGCGCCTGGCGCGGCACCCGAACCGCCCAGAACGCCGCCCGCCGCGCAGCCGAGGGGAGGGCCGCCGCGTGACCACCACGACCCCCGTGCAGCACGGCGAACGCCGCTGCTACCTCCGCGGATGCCAGCGGCCCGAATGCCGCGACGCCCACCGCCGCTACTGCAAACGGTACGCGCTGCGCGTCGTCGAGCAGGGGCCCGTCCGCGTCGATCTCCGGCCCGCCCACGACCGCGTCCAAGCCTGGTACCAGCAGGGCTACAGCCAGCGGCAGATCGCCCTCGCCGCCGGAGGCATCAGCGAAGGCGTCATCCAGTCCATCCTCGCGGGCACCATCAACACCCTGCACCCCGCCAGCGCCCGCGCCATCCTCGGCGCCCGCATCGAGGACGCCGGACAGCCCGGCGCGACCCGCCTCGACGCGACCGGAACCCGCCGCCGGCTCCAGGCCCTCGCCGCCACCGGCTGGCCCCTCATCCAGGTAGCCCAGCGCGCCGGCATGGCCCACAAGACCGCCCGCGACGCGGTCCACGGCACCCACGTCTACGCCGCGACCGCCCACGCCATCGCCGACACCTACGACCAGCTCGCCCACCAGGCGCCTGAACAGCACGGCGTCCGGCAGTGGGTCACGGATCGCACCCGCAAATGGGCCCGCGCCCACGGCTGGCCCGACCCCACGTTCTGGGAGGACTGGGGCGGCATCGACGACCCGGCCGCCCCGGAGACCGAGCCCGAGGTGAGCGTCTCCCGGGCGGAGGTCATCACCGAGGACGCTCTGTGGCTGGAGCGCCACGGCTACACCCGCCACCAGGCCGCGGAACGGCTCGGCGTCACCAAGTCGTACATCGACCACAGCATCCAGCGAGCCGCAGCACGGCGGCAGAAGGAAGCGGCGTGAGCGGCCCGCGCCGCGGCGGGCGCTGCAACCACGGCCGCACCCCCTGCGGCGCCCCCGCCCGCTTCTACCCCTGCGGCTGGCGCTGCGACCGCCACCAGCCCGCCCTCCTCGCCGGCCGCGCGCCACCACCCCACTCCGACCCCATCCGGCCCACCGACACCCCGCAGTGAGACGAGAGACCGTGAGCACACCCGAGGACCGCCCGGCGAGCGGAAGCGTCCCCAACTCCTGGGGCAACGCCCTCGCATGGAAGTGGGCGCCCGCCCTGCCCACCGCGCTGCGCCGCGGCGGGTTCCTCACCCTGCTCTACGCCCTCCGCGCCATGGCCAACGCCAGCGGCGAACTCCGCTTCCACGGGGACCGCAAGCCGATCCGCATCCAGGACATCGCCAAGGCCGCGGGCGCCCGGGAGAAGGACGCCAGGCGCTACCTGAACGCGGCGATCGCCGCCGGGGTCGTCGGCGTCGTCGGGCAGCAGCGCCGGGGGCGGTCCTCCCTGTACGTCCTCCTGATGGCCCCGACCCCCCTGTGGGGCGCCGCCGAGGACTCGTTGAAGGCGAGCCAGCGTTCGGCGGGGAAGGCGCCCCCGCCGTGGGAGCGCGGCGAGGAAAGTTCGGGCCACCGCGGCCCCTATGAGTTCGGGCCACCGCGGCCCGAACTTTCAGAGGAACAGCCGAACGAAGTTCGGGCCACCGCGGCCCCTATGAGTTCGGGCCGCGGTGGCCCGATTGGTTCGGGCCACCGCGGCCCGAACAACCCAGGGATAGCCAAGGAACTACCCCAAGAGATGGCTGGCCTTGTCGAGCAACCACCGGTGGGTGGTCGCCCCGGCCGAACAGATCTCGATCAATCCCAGGGACAAGACAGCCACGACCCTGCCGCCCCGCCGCGACAACCCGCGCCCCCCGCCCGGCCCCGCGACCCCACCCGCTGCGAAACCTGCGACGGCCGGATGATCCCCCGCCGCGACCGCCCCCGCACCATCTGCCACGCCTGCGAAACCCAAACCGCGAGGACCGCCTCATGACCCGCCTGACCCCACTCCGCGCCCTGCTCGGGGGCGCCCGGCCTGCACCCCGCCCGCATCACCGCATGGACCACCCGGGAGACCCGACCGTGATCATCTACCCGTCCGGCTACGCGGCCCCGCACACCGCCACCAAGGTCGGCTTCGTCGGCCCCCTCGCCCCGCTCGGCCGCCGCATCGGGCGGCCCTCCACCGCCTCCGGGCGCCTCAGCCAGCGCATCCACGAGGCCCGCCGCGACGACGGCCGTGTCCAGCTCGCGCCCGGCATGCTCGTCGTCCACGACCGCCGCCCCTGGCGCGTCCTGACCATCACCGAACGCGAGCCGGCCCTGTGGCCCGCCGACTACCAGACCGCGTTCGAGGACCACCACGCCACGTGGATGCGGTGCCTCGTCGACGGCACCGCCTGGGGTGACGAACCCCAGCGCGCCACCTGGTACCAGCGGCCCTACGCCATCGCCCTCGCCCCCGACGGCCGCGAGGACGACCCGGAGGCCGAGCTGCACCTGATCGCGCCCGCCAGCCACGCCTGGCAGGTGCTGCCCGAGCACTACGCGATCTGCCGCGCCTGCGGCGACCTCGCCCCGTGCCGCCACGAGACCGCCGAGCACCAGGCCGACGAGGAGACCGCGCTCGCACGGGTGCGCCTCACGTTCCCGCCCGACGCGTGCATGGGCTGCGGCGAAGCCATCGCCGGACGGCAGAAGAGCGTGACGTTCCCGGGCCCGAATCTGTGGCGGCCCGACCTGCGCGGCCCCGCCCGCTTCCACGCCCGCAACGACTGCGCCTCCTGGGTCGACGTCTACCGCCGCGACTGGCAAGCCGCCCAGCAGACCGCCGCCCAGGCCCAGCCCACCGACGCAGGGGACGACCGGTGACCGCCCCGGCCGCATCCGGTTCGGTCGCGTCCCGCGCGCCCGTCCGGACGCCAAGCGCGGCGGACGGAGACGCGCGGTGAGCGGTCTCCGTATCGGGTCTCTGTTCTCCGGCACCGGAGCCCTCGACCTGGCTGTCCAGGCCGTCTACGGCGGCCGGGTGGTGTGGCACTCCCAGTACGAGCCGCCCGACAAGCACGGCCGCGAGCAGGAGCAGCACGCCGCCGCGATCCTGGCCCGGCACTGGCCCGGCGTGCCGAACCTGGGCGACATCACCCGCATCGACTGGCGGGCCGTCGTCGAGGAGCGCGGGCCGGTCGACATCCTCACCGGCGGCTTTCCCTGCACCGACGTGTCCTCCGCCGGGCGCCGCGCCGGGCTGGCGCCCGGGACCCGCTCGGGCCTGTGGTCCTACATGGCCCACGCCATTTCCGTCCTGCGACCCCGACTGGTGGTGATCGAGAATGTCCAAGGGCTCCTCTCAACGAAGGCTGCCGGCGACGTGGGCGCCTGCCCGCACTGTGTGGGAGACCGACCTGCTGAACCTCCACTGCGGGCACTCGGAGCCGTTCTCGGCGACTTGGCCGGCCTCGGGTTCGATGCGGAGTGGGCGCGCGTGGCCGCGTCGGAGGTCGGCGCTCCCCACCCCCGGAAGCGGGTCTTCGTCCTCGCTTGGCCGGCTGCTACCGACGCCGCGCACGTCGGACACGAACGGGCCGGGGCTGCATGGGGACGGGGGTCCGGATCTGCGGACGGCGGTCTCGCTGCTGCCCACGCCGGCGGCGCGGGACTGGAAGTCGGGGGAGTCGAACCTGATCGGCACGAATGCCCGGCCGCTGAACGAGGTCGTGGTGAACCTGCTGCCGACGCCGACGGTGGCGGACTCGCGGGACACGGCGAACTTCCGGCCGGATGGGACGGCATACGGCGAGGGCTATGGGCCGACGCTGACGGACGCCGCCCGGCTGCTGCCGACGCCCCGGGCCAGCGACGGCGCGCACGGGGGGCCGAACCAGCGCGGGTCGAGCGGGGACTTGATGCTGCCGAGCGCGGTGGCCCGGCTGCTGCCGACGCCGACAGCCTCCGACGGCGAGCGGAGATCCTCGACCTACGGCCGGGGCAACCCGACGTTGATTGGGGCCCTTACGGACCGGCCGTCCGCCGCTGGGAGGCCGTCCTCGGACGCCCCGCCCCCTGGCCAACTGATGTTCGGGGACGACTGAGCCCCGTGTTCTCCGAGTGGCTGATGGGCCTGCCCGACGGGTGGGTCACCTGCACTCCGGGCCTGACCCGCAACCCGATGCTCCACGCGCTCGGCAACGGGGTCGTGCCCCTCCAAGCCGGCGCGGCGCTGCGGCTGCTGCACGGGCGGGGCGCCCTGGACGGCGCGCCCCTGCCGCCGGAAGCCGCCGCATGACCCCGCTGGTGTGCCGCCCCGGGTCGAACGGGGCGGCACCCGCCAACCGAACCACGACACCGCCCTGGAGGGCCACATGACCGACACCACCACCGTGACGCACGCGCCGCTGCTCATCTTCGCCGGGCCCGTGGAGTGCCTGGAGCGCGAGTGCGAGGAGTACGCCACCGAGGACGGCCACGACGACCCGGGCGTGGAGCGCTGCTCCCACATCCGCGTCGAGGAGGTCTGCGCCGGGTGCTCCACGCAGACCGGCGACGGCGAGTTCGTGGCCGTCGTGGCGTGGCCGTGCCAGCACGCCGCCGCTGGGGGTGGGGCGTGATGGCCGCCCGCCGCGCGGGGCGCCCCGTGCTCACTCCGGAGCAGCAGCGGATCGCCGACGACCTCCACGTCCGCGCGGTCGCGCTGGCGGCCGTCCAACTCGGCCTGGAATCCCCCCAAACCGACACTGAAGGGACTGAGAACTGATGACCCGAGGAACCGACTACCCGACTCAGGGCCCGGGAGCGCCGCTGTGCGCCTCTGAGAGCGCCGAACCCCCCGTTCCCGGCACCGGGGAGCGACCGGGGGGTCTGAACGGGCCGCAGACGGGCGCACAGCGCTTCGTCGCCACCTCTGAAGCCACCCACTACGGAGTGGCCACCGCCGCGGCTGGGGACGGCGACCGCATCCTGGCCCTCGGCCACACCCGCCGCGCTATCGCCGCATGCCTGGCGCACGCCCGGTGGTGCGGCTACGAGGCCCCCGTGGACGGCACCGTGCGGCAGGAGTGGGTCGTGCTTCGTGACCCTGACCCGGCGCTCGGCGAGGACACGGACGCCGATTGGTGCTTCGACTGGTCCACCGGTCCCGGCGCGGTGCCCGTCACGCTGCTGGATGTGCCCCAGTGACCGCCCCCCGCCGTGTGCAGCGGACCCGCAAGGCCGGACAACCCGGCATCCCCGACGGAGCCCGGTACGTCGGGCGCCCGACCCGCTGGGGCAACCCGTTCCGCATCAGCCACGACCGCCGGGGACCGGTCGTCCACTGCCCCGACGGGTCCGAGCTGTTCGGCTTCGCGGACGACGCGAACGCCCGCGACTGGGCGGTCGCCGAGTTCCGCGTCTGGATCCGCGAGCCCGAGCAGGCCGACCTGCTGGCCGCCGCCCGCCGCGCCCTGGCCGGGCGGGACCTTGCGTGCTGGTGCGCCGTACCGGCCGAGGGCGAACCCGACCACTGCCACGCGGCGGTGCTGCTGCAAATCAGCAACAGCCCGGCGGAGGCCTCGTCGTGACCGCCCCGTCCAGCACGCCGCGTGGTGAGCGTCCCGGCACGCCGGGCGTCACCTGGGAGACGGAACTCGTCCTCGGCAGCGAGGAGTACGTCCCGGACGGCGCCGAGCCGCCCCGCGCGAACCGGGCCGCACGCCGCGCAGCCAAGCGTGCAGCACGTCGCAACCGCAACCGCCGCGCCACCAACCACCCATGCCAGCCCTGCCACGAGGAGACCTTCTGATGCGAGCCGTCCCTGAGCGCGTGCCCAACTACGGGCGCGGCCCCGACAACCTCATCTGGCACAAGCCGGGCGGACGCGCGGTCGCCGACTTCCAGCCGATCGCGTGCAGCGACACGGAAGGGCTGGTCATGCCGTGGTCCGCCAAGGACGTGCCGCTGGACCTGGACGAGCCCGGCCAGCGGTGGTGCCCCGACTGTCTCGCCGTCGCCCGCAAGGAGACCCGCCGATGATCACCATCCGCCTGCCCGCCAGCGCCATCACCGACGACGTGCTGACCGCCCTGTACGACGAACGGGACCGGCTGCGCGCCGAGGCCCGCATCAACCTGCGCGACTGCCTCATGCCGGGCTGCCGCCGCCAGTTCGACGTCGGCGCCCGCCTCGAAGGCAAGGCGCCCGCCCGGCCCGAATGGTCCGGCGACGGGTGGCGCCTGTTCTCCGGCCTGCTGCCCGGCCCCGACTACGGCTGCCCCGACCACGCCGACCTGATCACGGCGCACGTGACGCACACCGCGCGGGCGCACGACGGGGCCCTGCACGTGGTGTGCGCGTGCCGGTGGTCGGCGACCGGGCGCCGCTGGCACGGCGCTGCCCGGGGCCTGTGGGAGGAACACCTCCTCGCCGTGCTGGGCGACGAGACCGAGGAGACCCGCCGTGCCTGACCGCCCCCACCCCCTCCCCGTCGGCACCCGCGTGCGGCACTACGGCCAGCAGTGGCCCGCCGCCCGCCGGGGCACCGCCACCATCACCGCCGTCAAGCCCCTGCCGCATCTCGGCGTCTGGGAGTACCGGGTGCGGACCACCGAAGACTTCGCCCGCCGGCCCGGCCCCGACAACCCCGAAACCCGCACCGTCTGGTGGTCCTCCGAGGCCACCATCCCCGCCATCGAGGAGCCGCCCCGTGCCTGACCTGACCCGCTTCACCTGGAACGACGCCGCCCAATACCCGCTGCTGGTGCAGCTCTCCGGCGGGCGCGTCCGGCACTACGCCCGCCCCACCCGCGCAGGCAGCTCCAGGGTGACGACGCCGTGCCGAAAGGGGGGCGCCGCAGTCGGTGACGGCGCGGGGCTGCCGTTCTGCGCGGCCTGCGCGGCCCGCCCCAACCCCATCAGCCAGCAGACCACCAACCGCAAGGAGACCCCGTGACCGCCCACGAGGTTCGCCCCGGCCAGGTGTACGTGGCGTGTGACCCGCGCGACGGGGGTCGCCGGATCCGCGTCGAAGCCGTCCACGGGCTGCGCGCCACCGTCGTCACGCTCACCGCCCAGGGCCCGGCGCGGCGCCGCGTCATGTGGACCGACCTCCTCCACCCCACCCCGCACACCCCGGACGGCCAGCCCCGCCACACCGGCTACGCCCTGGAGACGCCGTGACCCACCACCCCGAGCCATCGCCCGCAGGGTCTCCGACCTCGCCGCCGCCGAGCACCTGCACGCCCGTTGCCCGCCAGATCCTCAACACCCGGGAGCCCCAGTGACCGACACCCACTCCGCACCCGTCCCGCCGGACGCGGCGCCGCGCTGCGCCCACTGCCGACACCCCCGCCGCGACCACGACGGGCGCGCCGACCAGCGTGAGCGGTACAGCCCCACCATCGCCGGAGGGCCGTGGTGCCACGCCTGCAACACGGCGTGCGACTACGCGCCGACGACGGCCGCGCCCGGCGGGCTGCGCGAGGAGATCACCAAGGCGGCCGAGGACGCCATCACCGCGTGGGACGCCGAAGTCCCCGGCACGGAAGGACACCCGCTGCACGTGGTCGTCGCCGCCGGCATGCTGCCCGTGGTCGAGACGCACCTCGCGCGCCGCGCCGAGGAGGCCGAGACCGCGCTCGCCCGGATGCGCGCAGCGTGGCGATCCGCCCGCCGCCGCGGGGCCCTGGCCGCCACGCTCGAAGCCGGCACCGCCCACGTCGAGGCGCAGGCGGCGCGCGCCTGGCAGGAGCACCACGCCGCCCAAGCCACGCTCGCCCGCGTCCGCGACTACGCCGAGACCAGCGACGACGACGGGCCCCGCACCCGCCAGCACATCCGCCAACTCCTCGACGGAGCACCCGCCGAGCCCAGCACGAAGGAGTCCCCCCGATGAGCAGCAAGAAGCGCCGCCCCCGGGCGACCGACCCGCGTCAGTCCGGCGGCGACATCGCCGGCCCCGGCGGACCCCACGACCGCAACGCCGTGATCATCGACACCACCAACGCCGTCCTCCTCGACGCCTCCACCGTCGCCGAAGTCGAAACCGCCAACGGCACCCCAGCGCTCGCCGTCCTCCTCGAAGGCCGCATCGCGCAACGCCCGGACCGCGCCAGGAACCTCTACCTCATCAACGAGGACGGCGCCGCCGCCCTCATCACCGAACTCTTCGCCCTCGCCCACCGCATGGGCCCCGAGTTCGGCGCCCGCTTCACTGCCAGACTCCAACACCTCATCGACACCAACGCCTTCACCGGCGAGCAGGGAGACCCCTCATGAATCCCAAGGTCGGACAGATCGTCCACTACCTCAGCTACGGCACCCCCGGCGGCGAATACACCTCGCAGTGCAGGGCGGCGATCGTCACCGAGGTCGTTCCCCTTGAGGGGAACGATGCCGCTCAGGCGGAGATCGAGAACTGGGACGAGGATCAGCGCTGCCGTGTCTCCCTGGCCGTGCTCAACCCAAGCGGCCTGTTCTTCGACACGCAGCTCTGGCAGGACGAATCCCGTACCCGCGGGGGCAGTTGGCACTGGCCGGAAGACTCCACGGACACGTCGGGCTGCCCCCACTGCGGTCGCGGGGAGACCCGCTCATGAGCACGCTGCCCCGCCGCTTCCACCTCCAGCGCGACCACGACGTAACCGGCGCTTCCAGGACTGGGATCGTCGCTCACGGCGTCATGTGGCCCGACGGCACCGCCTCCGTCCGCTGGTGCGCCGACGAGGACACCAGCATCGCGTTCTGGGACAAGGGCGTAGCCAGTGCGGAGCGCAAGCACGGGCACGGCGGCCACACCCGCATCATCTGGGATGACGAGGCCGCCCCCGACCCGGTACTGCCACCCGGCGGCTACCGCCTCAACGGGCCCGGCCTGTGGGCCCGGCTGGACGCTCAGCGCCGGCGGCGCGGCATGTCCTGGCGCGCCGTGGCCCGCGAGGCCGGGTGCACCACGGGTGCCGTGTTCACCCGCCTCCAGCGCAACGACATCACGATCACCTCCAACGCGCTGCTGTCGTTCCTCGCGTGGCTCGGCGACGACATCGACCCCAGTCTCATCACACCCAGGGAGCGGGACGAAGCCCTCGCCACCGTCCCTGACTGTGACTGCCAGCCCCCGCGCCCCGCAGACGCCCCCGCCGGGGACCACGACGCCCACTGCCTCAGCCTCTGCGCCAACCCGCACGTCGAATGGGCCGACGGCGCCGGACCCGCCCCGAAGGAGCCCCGCTCGTGAGCTACGACATCAGCCTGTGGATGAAGGTCGACACCGGCGGCCCAGAACCCGTCGAGATCGAACTCGCCGACATCGGCAACTACACGAGCAACGTCGGACGCATGTGGGTCGACGCGCTCGGCCACCGGCTCGCCGACCTCAAGGACCGGACCGCCAGGGACTGCATCGACGCCCTCACCCGTGCCGTCGCCGCCATGGAATCCGACCCCGCGAAGTACGAGGCGATGAATCCGCCCAACGGCTGGGGCGACTACGACGGAGCCCTCAACTACCTGCGGCGGCTGCGTGACGCGTGCCTCGCCCACCCCAACGCCACGGTCCACATCAGCCACTAGCCCCCGGGGCGCCCGGCCCCCACCCGGGCGCCCCCACCCCGCCCGCGCCCGCACACCCGGAGCACCACATGACCACCTGCCCCTGCTGCCCGCCCGACCACCCCCGGACGTTGCGCGACACCGACCCCCGCCACGCCTGCACCCCCTGCCTCGCCCGCATGACCGGCTGGCTGGCAGAACTCCCCAACCAGATGACGGTGCTCCGCGCGTCCCTGCACCCCGAGCGCGCCGCCCAGTTCGTCAACCGCCGCGCCGGCCACGCCGAAGCGCCGATCCCCGGACGGCTCGACGTCCTCTCCCTCGCAGGCCCCGCCGCACCGGCAGACGGCATCCGCGACCCCTACGGCCAGGCCGCCGCCGACCAGCACGGGCCGCTGCCCGTCGCCGCGACGCTCGCCGCCTGGGCCCGGCTCGTCGCGGAGGAGCGCGGGCTCCGGGGCCCCGCCGGGCGGCCGGGGCCCGAGCAGCTCGGCGCGTGGCTCACACCCCACCTCCCGTGGTGCGCCGACCAGCCGTGGGTCGCCGAACTCCACGGCGAGCTGCGGGTGATGATGCGCGCCGTCCGCGACATCACCCGCGTGCGGCCCCGCACCCGCCCCGTCCCGGCGCCGTGCCCCCGCTGCGACGCGCTGGCCCTGGTTGAGGCGGACTGGCAGACGTACCGGGAGTGCGTGGCGTGCGGCTCGCTGTGGACCGCGGCCGAACTCGCCGACGCCGCGCGGGAATGGGCGGCGCGGCGCGCCGCGGCCTGACGCCCTACTCCCCGCCGTCGCTAGCCGTCTGGCTGTCCGGACCCCGCCCGGACAGCCCCGGCCGCTTCACCTCACCCCGCGCGATCTGCCCGGCACGCTGTCCGGACGTCCCGATCTCCCGCCCGATCTCCGCCCACGACGCCCCCCGCGCCCGCATCGTCAGCACCGCCTGCTGCCGCACTTCCCGTAGCTCCTGGTGCAGCTCCGGCCACTCCCGCAGCAGCATCGACGCCGCGTGCGCCCTGTCCGCCGCGTCCGGCAGCGCCTCCACCGCCCGCAGCGCCGCCCGGACTGCCTCCGCCGCCCCCGCCGCGCCCGGACATCCCCCCTCGCCCGTGTCCGCCATGCCGCACCTCCCGCCCGGACGGTAGGGGTGCACACCCCCACGTGAAGGGGTACCCTTGCAAGCCCCCGGACACCTGCCCGGACAACCGAAAAAGGCGAGCCCCGCCGGTGCTGGACACACCAAAGCGGGGCTCTGACCACCCGGAGAAGAGACCTCCCGATGGCTAACGAGAACCCTAACCGGGGCGTGCCCACGCGCGCCGCCCCCCACCGCCCCCTCTCCCGCGTGATCCGCGCCGCCTGGCTCATCGTCCTGTTGATGATGCTCGCCGCCGCCGCCTGGTCCATCAGCACCACCCTCACCGCCTGGGGCATGAACCCCGAGCTGGCGTGGGCCCTCAGCCTGATGTTCGACCTCGCCGGCCTCATCTGCGCCACCTACGCCCGGCGCGCCGTCGAACGCAACAGCCCCGCCGGCCTCCCCAGGCTGGCCACCCTCGGCTTCGTCACCGTCAGCGGCGCCGTCAACTGGTCCCACGGCCACGCCATCGGCGGCCCCGTCGCCGCCTGGAGCCTCGCCGCCATCTCGGCGGCCGTGGAGCTCCTCTTCGAGCTGCACCGCCGCGACGTGCGCGACGAGCACCGCGCCGCCGCCGGCCTGCTGCCCGAGCGGATGCCGCACATCCCCCTCCTCGGCTGGGCCATGTACCCCGGCCGGTCCTGGACCACCCTCCGCCGCGCGGTCGGCGTCCGCCTCGACAGCCTCGACCCCGTCCAGCAGGCCGCGCCCGCGCGCCCGGACGCCACGCCCGAGCCCGGACAGCGGGCGGACGGAACCGTCCGGGCGGCCGTCCGCGCCGCCGCGGACACCCTGCCGAACGCCGAGCCCGAGGTCATCGTGGAGCACCTAGGGCGCGTCGGGATCGAGGTGGAGCCGGACACGGTCCGCGCCCTGCTGGACAAGACGCCGGACGGCGGCGACGCGGACGTCCGGACGCTGCGCCCGAGCCTCGCGGACACCGTCCGGACCGCCATCGCCTGCGGCAAGACGGAGCCAGCCGAAGTGCTGGCCTACGCGCAGCAGGTCCACGGCCCCGACGTCAACCCCGCGTCGGTGGAGCGGACGTTGCGCCGCACCCTCCGCCGCACGGCCTGACCGGGGGACCGCCATGACCAACTCCAGCGCCACCCCCATGCCCGCGCCCGGCCGCGCCACCGAACTTCCGGCGCTGCCGCCCGAGTTCGCACACATCGCCCCGCTGCCCGTGTGGTGGGTCGGCCTGTACGGCCCCACCGGAGAGGGCGACCCCATCGCCACCGACTGGCTCGGAGGCGAGGCGTGATGCTCGCGTTCTTCACCGCCACCGCCCTGGCCGCCACGGCGCTCCTCACCGCCATCGAGCCCAGCCTCGCCCGCACCCTCGCCGCGTGGGCCGCGATCACCACCATCACCGCCGCCACCGTCGGCGCCTACCTCGCCTGGGGCATCGCATGACCAACGATCGGCCCCTCGAAGGGCGCATCATCCCCGCCGGGGAACTTGCCCCCGTCGACCTCCCGCCCCGGGCGCCCGGCCCCGGCGACATCCCGCCGTGGCGCCCCAGCCCGCCCGCCGCGCCTCCCGCCGAGCCGCCCCCGCCGGTCGTCCACGTCCACGTGCACCTCCCCGCCGCCCCCAACCCCGGCGAGCTCGTTCCCATCGAGGCCGAACGCCGCTGGAACTGGGCGTGGCTCCGCGCCTGGGCCCGCCCCCGGCAAACCATCCTCGCCGCGCTCCTCGCCCTCACCCCACTCCCGCCATACGCCCACAGCGCCGCATCCGCCTGGGCCGCCACCCTCACCGAAGCCCGTGCCGAAGCCAGCGTCTCCGGCGCCTACGTCATCGCGCTCGGCGCCCTCGCCATCACCGCCGTCGCCGACGCCCGCACCCGCCGCTGGTACTGGCGCACCGCCCTCACCATCACCGCCGCCGGCCTCTACGGCGTCATCGACCCGTTCGACCCCATCACGTCGATCACCGGAGTGCCCGCATGACGACCGCGAACATGATCACTGTGGGCGCTCTGGCCCTCGCACTCCTCGTCCTGGTGCTCAACGTCCGCGGCTGGTGGAACAGCGGCCGGAAGCCGGCCGCCGCCGTCCCCTTCCTCAGCAGCTTCGCCGTCGGCGCGCTGGCCACCGTGTGCACCGGCGGCCTCCTCGGCTGGATCGCCGGATTGATCACCGGCACCGCCAACACCGCCGGCCGGATCGCGCCCAGCGCCACCGGCACGGACGACGGCGTGATCAGCCCCGGCAACCTCGGCGTCCTCAGCCAAGGCGGCGCGCTGGTGGTCTTCGTAGCCACCGGAGTGTGGGCCGTCTGCTGGCGCTCCGCCGCCGAGAACCCGCGGCGCCGCATGAACGGCGGCCTGCTGTGCGGCGTCACCCTCGCCTTCACCGCCGGAGTCGCCGGGCTGCTGGGCGACATGCTCGTTCCCGGCGTCAACAGCATCGGCGACCCGGTGATCGCCTGGTTCTCGGGGGAGCAGGCATGACGGCCGAGCAGCACGAACCGGCCGAGGCCCGGCCAGGCTGGGCCCGGCGCGCCGCAGACCGCCTGTGGGACGGCTCCCGCATCGTCGGGCGCCGCACGACGGAGGGCATCGCCGGGTGGGTCCGCGACGGTGACGGCGTCGGCGACCGCTCCGCCCGCCTCCTCTTCCCGGCCGGCGCGGCCGGGATGGTGTGGCTGGCCGTCGGCCGGATGGAGTGGCTGCTGTGGTTCGCCGCCGCCTGGTGGTGCGCTGCCGCGTACCGGGCGACCGCCCCGCCCAAGGAGCCCTCGGCGCCGAAGCGGAAGCGCGGGAAGGGCGCCCCGGCCGGGGCCGTCGAGGAAGCCCCGCAGGGCCCCGCGAAGGACCCGCTCCTCGCCCTCGTCGAGCAGCTCATCGGCACCGCGAACGGGGTGCACGTTGCGGCTGTCCTCCAGGCCCTCCAGCGGGCCGATGGGAGCCCCGACTGGGGGGTGCCGGAAGTGCGGGCCGCGCTGGAGGCCCGGGGGGTCCGCGTGCGGCCCTCCCTGAAGGTCGCCGGGAGGGTCTCCGTGGGGGTCCACCGGGACGACCTCACCGCTGCTCTCGCCGCGCTCCCCGACCCGGCCCCGAGCGGCGCGCCTGGGCAGGTAGTTGGCGAGGTAGCTACCGCTGTGACCAGCGACAACTACCCGCGCGCTACCGAGGTAGCTACCCCCGGCTACCCCTCGCGTGGCGGCGTCGAGGAGGGGCTGGAGGGCCACTTCGACACCGCGCTGCGCATCGTCCACCCCCGTGCTGAGGAGCCCCGATGACCGCGTTGCCCGAGTTCCCGCACCCGATCGCCCGGCCGCCGGAGTGCTGCGGGCGGGCCATGACCCGCAGCGCGGACGGCGGATGGACCTGCACCACCGGCCACTGAACGGGCCCGCCCCAACCCGGGGCGGTCCCGCTGCTTCTGCGAGAGGATGAGCACCATGGACGACCTGATCGCGTTCGTTCGGGCCCGGCTGGACGAGGACGAGGCGGCGGCGCAGGCAGCCTGCGAGCACGCCAGCGCCAGCTGGCACGTCGGCGGCCTGAACGACCCTGAGGCCGCGGACACCGTGCTGATGTGGCCGCCCAACCCCCGCGCCGCCGAGTTCGAACGGCGCAAGGGGCTGCCGGTGACGAGCGACCGATGGGACGGTATCCAAATGGCCGACATCCCCGGCCTGGCGCTGCACATCGCCCGCCACGACCCGGAGCGGGTGCTGCGCGAGATCTGGGCCAAGCGGCGCGTGCTGCGCGACTACGAGGACGTCCAGCGGGCACTCAAGGTGGCAGGGCCCGGCACGCCACCCCACGACCTCGTGAGTGGCGCGGCGAACATCCTGAGCCAGATGCTCCACCTGCTCGCGCTGCCCTACGCCGACCACCCCGACTACCGGGAAGAATGGCGCCTGTGGCCGCCGGGCGCGATCCGCTGAACATCTGATCGACAACGCCCTCCCAGCGTTGTAACATCCGATGCTGTAGACCAACGCTGCCCGAAAACGCCCCAGGCCCCGGAGAGCACCCGCTCCCGGGGCCTGCGCCGTACCCGGGGAGGCGACATGCCGAAGTTCCCCAACCCGCCGCTCGACCAGATCCGCGCCGCTGATCTCATCACCGAGCAGCAGGCCGCCGAACAGTTCGGCATCAAGCCGGGCACCATCCGCGTCTGGATCAGGCGAGGCAAGATCGAACCCGTGCCGGTCCCCGGCGGCCCGCGCCTGTTCCACCTCCCGACCCTCAGCAACGCCGAGAAGGACGCGTGGAAGAACGGCGCCGACAGGCCCCGGCGGGGCGGCCGGCTCCCGGGCTGGAAGCCCTGCCAGGAGAAGGCCGCCGCGTAGACCTGCGTGGCCGGGCGAGGTGTAGCTCAAGGAGAGCGGGCCCAGATCCGGAGTCGAGACCCGGCACCTTCCCGGCCACGCAGCCCCGTAGACCGGCCGCTCCGCCTGCACCCCCGCGCGGCGTTGAGCAGCCGACGGCTACCCGCCTGGTGAGGGCGCCGGGCGGGTAGCCAGCCACCGCCCCGACTGCCCACCGGGAGAACCGCATGCCCGATCTCGCCACGTACTACGCCAACTCGCTCTCCGAGCAATACGCCCGCCTGCTTTCCAGGGTCGACTACACGCCGCTGGAGCCCCGGAGCCGTGTGGCTGCCATCGCCACCGACTCGCTGCCCCTACCCTCGGGGCCGTGGCCGCAGGTCGACGCCATGCTCGGCCACAAGCTTGGCTGCACATACTGCGCCATCATCGGCCGCCCCCACCGCGAGGCCGCCGCCAAGTGGGTTCGGCGGAACGGCAGCGTCTACTTCCTGTGCAAGAGCTGCCTCGATATCTGGCTCGACGACGCCGACGACAACCCAGACCTTGAGCCGGCCTCCTGGGCGTGGCTCACCACAGACCACCAGTAGGTGGGTTCGGAAGGGCGGGACGCGGCCCCGGGACGGGCAACCCGGGGCCGCCACCCCTCCAACGACAGGAGGCCCACACCATGGCCACCGCCCACGTCCTCACCATCGAACGCGAAGCCCTCGAACTCCCATCAGAGGACGGTTGGGCCATGCACGTCCCCGGGCCCCACGCCCGCGCGACCTGCTCCTGCGGCCTCGACACGGGGTGGACCCCGGCAGCTAGGGCCCACCGGACCTTCGACGCCCACCGGTCACGACACCATCACAAGGTCAACACGCCCTAGCAGAAGGCGCCATGCTGACCCCCATGACCGAACCCGCAACACCCACCCCGCCCCCGCCCGCGACCGGCTGGCGCGCCCGCATAACCCGCGTGCCCCTCTGGGTCCGCATCGTCGCCCCCATCGCCGGCGTCGCCGTACTCGCCATCGCGGGCTTGCTCACCTACGACGCGCTCGTCGAGACCCAAGACGAGATCGCCGCGCAGTGCCAGGACGCGCTCGACGACGCCGCGCCCGGCACCGTCCACGCCGACCGGCCGCCCGAGGCGTGCGAAGGGCTCACCGAAGACAACTGGAACATGCTGCACCTCGCCTGGGTCTTCGAGAACGAAGGCATCTTCGACGACTTCGGCATCGACACCGACGACTAGCAGCCCAGGGGGGTGGCCCGCATGCCCGACGCCACCCCCGACCAGCCCCGCAACGGCGGCGGGCAGTGGGTCCGCACTCCCGAAACCGCCCGCCGGGACGCCGAGGCCGCCGCGCTCCGCGCACGCGGCCTCTCCTACCGGCAGATCGCCGACGAACTCGGCGTCGCCCGGACCACCGCCCACGAGATGGTCGAACGGGCCCTCCAGGCCATCGTCCAGGAGCCCGCCGAACAGGTCCGGCAACTCGAACTCGACCGCCTCGACCACATGTACCGGTCCGCGCTCGGCGTCCTCGAACGCCGCCACGTCACCGTCTCCCAAGGCCGCATCGTCAAGGCGGACGACGGCGAGCCATTGGAAGACGACGGCCCCGTCCTCCAGGCCATCGACCGGATGCTGCGCATCCAGGAACGCCGCGCCAGGCTCCTCGGCCTCGACGCCCCCTCCCGCGTCAGCGTCGACGCCGAACACCTCGGCGACGAGATCGGCGCCCTCCTCAACGCCCTGACCAACGGCGGCAGCGATGACAACGACGGCCCCGAGCGTTGAGCAGATCCGCCGCCAGATCGACCAGCTCGTGCGCGCCGGCGACACCCGGCAGCTTCGGCAGATCCGCGACCAGCTCAAGAACCGCCTCGACCGGCAGCAGGTCGCCGAGCGCACCGCCCGCTACCAGCGCGACCCCGTCGGCTGGGTCCGGGGCCGGCTCCGGCAAGTCGTATGGTCCCGGCAGCGGCAGATCCTTGAGGCGGTGCGGGACCACCGCAGGACCGCCGTCCGCTCCTGCCACGGCGTGGGGAAGTCCCACACCGCGTCGCTTGTCGCGTCGTGGTGGCTGGACACCCACCCCCCGGGGGAAGCGTTCGTCGTCACCTCGGCGCCGACGTTCGCGCAGGTCCGCGCGATCCTGTGGCGGTACATCCGCCGCGTGCACCGCGCCGGGCGCCTCCCGGGGCGGGTGAATCAGACCGAGTGGCACATCGACGAGGAGATGGTCGCGTTCGGCCGCAAGCCGGCCGACCACGACGAGTCCGCGTTCCAGGGCATCCACGCCCGGTACGTGCTGGTCATCCTCGACGAAGCGTGCGGCATCCCCGAGCAGTTGTGGGTGGCCGCGGACGCGCTGACGACGAACACGGACTGCCGGATCCTGGCCATCGGCAACCCCGACAACCCGGCCTCGCATTTCCGGAAGGTGTGCACGCCGGGGTCCGGCTGGCACGTCATCGGGATCAGCGCGTTCGACTCGCCCAACCTCACCGGCGAAGCAGTCCCGGACGAGGTGGCGCAGGCCCTGGTGTCGCGGGAGTGGGTGGAGGAGAAGCTCACCGAGTGGGGCGAGGACAACCCGCTCTACCGCTCCAAGGTGCTCGGCGAGTTCAGCGCGGACGCCCCGAACCAGGTCGTGCGCGCCGCCGACATCGCGGCGTGCCGCATCGACACGGAGACCAGACCGAAGGCCGCGGACCTGCTGCCCGTCGAACTCGGCGTGGACGTAGGCGGCGGCGGTGACGAGACCGTCATCCGCGAACGCCGCGGCGTGCGGGCCGGCCGGGAGTGGCGGGCGCACACCGACCGGCCGGAGCAGATCGCGCCGCTGGTGATAGCGGCGATCAAGGAGACCGGCGCGACGGCAGTGAAGGTCGATTCGATCGGCGTGGGCTTCGGCGTGATCGGCGAGCTGAGGAACGCCGCCGGGCGCGGGGAGCACCAGGCCCGCATCCACGGCGTCAACGTCGGCGAAAGGGCCAGCGAGCCGGGGAAGTTCCTCAACCTCCGTGCGGAGATGTGGTGGTCACTTGGCCGCGGCCTGTCCGAGCGGCACGGCTGGGACCTCTCCGCCATGGAGAACGCCGACGCCACGGTGGCGCAGCTGCTGACTCCGCGGTGGGACACCGACCCGCAGGGCCGGATTCGCGTGGAGCCGAAGGACGAGATCAAGAAGCGGCTCGGCCGCTCCCCAGACAACGCGGACGCGCTGCTCCTGGCGTTCTACGCCGCGGCCCGGACCAGAGTGAGGTGGATGTGACGCGTTGGCGAGGACGGCGCAGCAGAAAGATCGCGACGCCCGCAGAGTACGAAGCAGCCAAGGCCAGGTTCCTCGCCACGCACGCCGCCCCAGGGCGCGCCCACGATGTCGAGTTCCTGGCGCCTTCGTTCAGTTCTGTCGTTGTCCGGCCCGGCGACAGGCTCGTCCTGTTCACCGGCACCCGCCTGACGGATGCGGACATGGCGCGGCTCACCGAGCAGCTCACCGGCCACCTCGACGGCGTCCGGGTTGCCGTCGTCGAAGACGTCGACGGGTTCGCGGTCTACCGGCCGGGAGAGCCCGACCAGAGCGAGTAAGGAGGCCACAGTGCGGAGACTCCGTGCCCTCCCGCCCCTCTGGGGACGCGCCCGGACCGCGGTCCTGACCGTCGCCGGCTTCGGGTTCCTCACCGGCGCCGCCTGGTCCTGGCTCGGCGCCGCAGCGGGCCTCGCTGCCGCAGGCGCGTCCTGCCTGATCGTTGAGGCGCTCAGCGAGGAGGCTCGGTGAGGTCTCCGCTGCGGGCCCTGGCGGCGCTGAGGAACAAGGCCCCGCTGCCCTACGTCGGCCGGGCCTACTCCGGGCCGTTCCTGTCCATGGCCGGGCGGCGCGACGCCGAAGCGCAGATGCGCGCCATGGGCTCGGTCGGCACCCTCTTCGCCATCGTCAACCGCACCAGCACCTCCACCGCGCTGGTGGAGTGGAAGCTGTGGCGCAAGGCGGCCAGCGGGCAGGACGAGGACCGCGTCGAGGTCACCCGGCACGCCGCGCTCGACCTGTGGCGCAAGCCGAACCCGTTCATGCCGCGCATGGAGTTCGTCGAGACGTTCCAGCAGCACCTCGACCTGACGGGCGAAGCGTGGTGGGTGATCTCCCGCAGCGGGCGGGCGTCGGTCCCGCTGGAGCTGTGGCCGGTGCGTCCGGACCGTATGGAGCCGGTGCCGGACCGGGAGAACTTCCTGTCCGGGTACCTCTACCTGGGGCCCGACGGGGAGCGGGTCCCGCTGCGGCTGGACGAGGTTATCCACATCCGGATGCCGAATCCCCTCGACGTGTACAGGGGGATGGGGCCGGTCCAGGCCCTCCAGCCTGACCTGGACGCGGTGCGCTACTCGGCGGAGTGGAACCGGAACTTCTTCCTCAATTCCGCGGAGCCCGGCGGCATCATTGAGGTGCCCAACGGCCTGTCCGACACCGAGTTCGACGAGCTGCGCGACCGCTGGAACGAGCAGCATCGCGGCGTTGCCGCCGCCCACCGCGTCGCGATCCTCGAACACGGCAAGTGGGTGGACCGCAAGTTCACCCAGCGGGACATGCAGTTCGCCGAACTCCGCGGCATCGCCCGCGATGTGATCCGCGAGGCGTTCGGGATGCCTTCGCCGATGCTCGGCGTCATCGAGGACGCCAACCGGGCGAACATGGAGGCGGCGGAGGTCATCTACTCCCGCTACCTCACCACGCCGCGGCTGGAGAGGATCAAACAGGCCCTGAACCACGAGCTGCTGCCCCTCTACGGGCGCACCGCGGAGGGCCTGGAGTGGGACTACGTCAACCCGGTCCCCGAAGACCGCGAGCTGGCGGCGAACGAGCTGGCGGCGCGGGCCCGCGCCGTCAAGGAGCTGGTGGACGCCGGCGTGCACGGGCCGGAGGCCCTGGACGCGGTCGGTCTGCCGGAGATGGCTTTCGGGCAGCCGGGCGCGGACCCGGACCGAGCGCTGCTGATCGAGTTGGTGAAGGGCGCCCCGGCGGACTTGGCCAGGTTGCTGCTGCCGTTGCTGGGATTCGAGTTGCCGCAGGAGCCGGAGGAGGGCGGCGCGCCCGCGCCGCCGCCGCAGGCGCGGGGCACACCGTTCGAGGAGGCCACCGCGCGGCTCCTGGCCGGGGTGCCGGAGGTTGACGACGCGCAGCGGTGGGTCGTCGTAGCGCAGGACGACGACGACACGTGCGAGCCGTGCAGGGACAACGACGGCAGGACGTACCGCAACCGGCGGCAGGCGTACCGGGACTACCCGGGCGGCTCCGGCTACATCCACTGCGAGGGCGCGAAGTACGGCAACGACTGCCGCTGCAAGGTCGTCAAGCGAGGCCGCCGCGGCGGCGACAACGAGGAGGGGACCGATGGTGTGGATTGAGAACCTCCAGGCGCGCGCCGAGTCGATCGGGCTCCGCGCCCAGCTGCGCGAGCAGCCCCCGGACGGCTGGTACCAGATCCGCAACGCCGCCGACGACGAGACCGAGATCCTGCTGTACGAGGAGATCGGCGGATGGTTCGGCGCGACCGCCGAGGCCCTGATCGACGAGCTGTCGGAGATCAAGACGGGCCGCATCACGGTCCGGCTCAACTCCCCCGGCGGCAGCGTCTTCGAGGGGATCGCCATCGCCAACGCCCTTCGCGCGCACCCAGCGACGGTGACGACCCGCGTGGACGGCATCGCCGCCTCGATCGCGAGCGTGATCGCGATGGCCGGTGACCGGCTCGTGATGATGCCGAACACCCAGCTCATGATCCACGACGCCAGCGGGCTTTGCATGGGCAATGCCAGCGACATGCGCGAGTTGGCTGACCTGCTGGATCTCCAGTCCGACAACATCGCCGACGTGTACGCCGCCCGCGCCGGAGGCAGCCGCGACGAGTGGCGGCAGAGGATGACGGCGGAGACCTGGTACCTCGCGGACGAGGCCGTCAAGGCGGGCCTGGCCGATGAGGTGGCGCAGCTCCCCCGGAAGGGCCGCGAGGAGGAGCCGGCGGAGCCGGAGCCGGCGATGGCCGCCCGGTGGGACCTGTCGGCGTTCCGGTACGCCGGGAGGCAGGCCGCGCCCGCGCCGCTGGCCGCCAAGACGGACGGCGAGCGCGAGCCACTGGCCACGGGCGGTGTCCTGACCCGCGACGTCAACCTCGACGCCGACTCACATGCCCTTGTCGCGGCCGTCCTCCGGCGCGACACCGCTGCACGGGCCGACACCCACGTCTCCACCACGCCCGACCCCCCACCCGACAACACCACCACCGGAGAGGCGCCCGCCACCACCACGGTGACGGGCTCCACCCATGAGGACGAGCCCGAAGGCGGGCCCGCCGACACCTGGGCGGACATCACCGCCCGCCTCACCGCGCAGGCGCGACCCGGCTGGTCGTCGCTCGTCGCGCACCTCACCAACCCGACGCCGTCCAGCGCGACGACGACCACGCCCGAGGAGGCACAGTGACCACGACCGTCCCGCGCAACGCCGACGAGCTGGCGGAAGCACTCGGCGACACCGCGACCCTCACCAGGATCGTGGAGTCCCCCGACACTCTCAAGGACTTCATCACCGAGTACGCCAAGGGGCAGGCGCGCAGCGACGAGAGCATCGTCGCGCAGATCCGCGAGGAGACGCAGAAGCAGTTCGCCGACATCCTCCGCGGCGACCAGATCGAGACGATCAACCGCCTGAACCTGGCCCCCGACGGCGCCCCGGTGGCCCGGTCCAAGCACTACAACCCCAAGGCGCCCGGCGCCGGCCTCGACAAGCAGTTCGGGAACTGGACGGACTTCCTCGGCGCGGTGTGGGCGGGCGCGAAGGGCCAGACCGCGATGGCCGCGCAGGACCAGATCGCGCGCATACAGAACGCGTTCGGGTCCTCCGTGCCGTCCGACGGCGGGTTCCTCATCCCGGAGTCGCTGCGGTCCGAGCTGCTGCGGGTCTCTCTGGAGATGTCCGTCGTCCGCTCCCGGGCCCGCGTGGTGCCGATGGAGACGCTGACTGTCCCCTACCCGATGATCGACTCCACCAGCAACGCGAGCAGCGTGTACGGCGGGATCGTCGGCTACTGGACGGAGGAGGGCGGCACCCTCGTCGACTCGGCGCCGACGTTCGGCCGGATCACACTGACGGCGAAGAAGCTGACGCTGTACAGCGAGATCCCCAACGAGCTGTTCACCGACTCGATCATCAGCCTCGAACAGTTCATGGGCGAGTCCTACCCCGAGGCCCTCGCCTGGTTCGAGGACGTCGCGTTCACCGAAGGCAACGGCGTCGGGCAGCCCCTGGGCTACCTCAACGCCCCTGCCGCCGTGTCGGTGGCCAAGGAATCCGGGCAGAGCGCCGGGACCATCGTGTGGGAGAACATCGTCAAGGCGTACTCCCGTATGCTGCCCAGCTCGATCGGCCGAGCGGTCTGGGTGGCCCACATCGACACCTTCCCCGAGCTGGCCACCATGGCCCTGTCGGTGGGCACGGGCGGCTCCGCGGTGTGGATCGGCAACGGCGACGGTGCAGGCGCCCCGCCCATGACCATCCTGGGCCGCCCGGTGATCTTCACCGAGAAGGCCAGCACGGTCGGCACCGCGGGCGACATCAACTTCGTCGACTTCGGCTACTACCTGATCGGCGACCGGCAGGCGATGCAGGCCGAGACCAGCACGCACTTCAAGTTCGGCAACGACAAGACCGCGATGCGCGTGATCGAGCGGGTCGACGGCCAGCCGTGGATCAAGTCGGCGATCACCCCCAAGAAGGGGTCCAACACCCTCAGCCCCTTCGTGAAGATCGCCACCCGAGCCTGACCAGCCAGCCCCGGCCAGCAGTAACGCCCTGGCCGGGGCCATCCGCAGAGGCAATCAACCCCCTCAAGGAGGGCACCCATGGACGGACTCGGAAGGGTCTTCAACGTCATCGCCGTCGCCGACGGCGTCCTCGTTCCCCTCAGGGACGCCACCGCCGTCTCGTTCGTCTGCTACCTCGGCGCCGGCGACACGTTCACCGTCCAGGAGGCAGAGGACGCGGCCGGCACCGGCGCGGCAGACCTGGACGTCGTCGACCACTACTACACCAGCGACGGCGTGGGCGGCGCGTGGGCGGAGCAGACCCAGACCGCCGACGCCGCCGTCACCATCTCCGGCGCGGCGGGACTCGACTGCGCCGTGTTCACGGTCCACGCCGAGGAACTGTCGGACGGCTTTACTCACGTGAAGTGCACGTCCACGAGCACGGGCACGGTCGTCGCGATCCTGCATGACCTGGCCGTGCAGCGCACCCCGCAGAACCTCGCGGCCCTGGTCTGAGAGGGGACTGATCAATGAGCGTCATCATCCAGGGCGAGCAGTTCAGGAGCCTCCTGTTCGGCCGAGGCCCCATCTCCAAGGCAACGGGCACCCTGGCCGCGACGACGGTGCCCCTGTTCACTGTGGCCGGCGGCCGGGTCGCGATCACCAGCCTGGTCGGCGTAGTCACCACCTCCATCACCGTGGCCAACTCCTACAAGCTTCAGATCAACCCCACCGCCGGAGACACCTCGGACCTGGTGGCGGCCACCGATATCGGCACCACCGACACCACCGCTGGCACAGTCCTCGGCTTCGACGGCGCCCCGGCGTCGAGCATCGTCAAGGGCGCCGGCGGCCTGGCGCGGCCGCTGTTCCTGCCTGTCGGGCAGATCGAGCACGTCAGTGCGGGCACGGACGGTGCCATCACCTGGTACCTGACCTACGTCCCCTACGACGACGGCGCGACCGTCGCGGCGGCGTAGCCATGGCGCTCCAGCGATGCCGCGATTGCACCACACGCTTCGCGGTCGGTCTCTGGGCGTGCCCGCACTGCCAGTCGACGGCCTACGAGGAGGACGGCGCCATGCCGCCGAAGATCACCCGCCACGGCGGGGCCAGCATTGCGGGCGCGGCCGTCGTGGGCGGCGTCTGGACGGACGGGGCCGAGCCCGACGCGTGGCCCGCTGCTCTGGACACCGCAGACAACGACGAGCCGGAAGGGGGCGAGGAGTCATCTCCTGGGAACAGCTCATCAGCATCGGCCGAGCAGCCGCGGACGAGTACCGAGACGAGCAGGCCCGCCCCCCAGAAGCGTGCCCGAACGACGGGGAACCGCTCGACGCGGGCCCGGACGGGCAGCTCTTCTGCCCCTGGGACGGCTGGCGCCCCGACGGGACCTACCTCCCCGGCTGACGCCGAAGGCGAATGAGGGGGTGACCCCGTGGGCGTCCTCAGCAAAGCTGCGAGCGGTCGGGAGAACCTCGGCGTGCAGGGCATGCCGACGCCGGCGCGGCAGGGCTACCAGACGTGGACCACGGCGCCGGATACGTGTTCGACGACCCTGACGCTGGCCGCCGGGCGTCTCTATCTGTCCCGACTGCCGGTGGATGAGCCGTTCGCGGCGACGGCGCTGGACTACTACGTGAGCGTCGCCGCTACCTCACCGACATCGGGGCAGTGCTTCGTGGCGCTGTTCGACGCGGACGGCGAGGTGGTCGCATCGAAGGATGCGGTGGCGGACTTCGGGTCGACAGGCGTGCAGACGCTCACACTGGCCGGGACGCTGACCAGGCAGCACTACCGGTTCGGGATCTTGTTCAACGGGTCGACCGGGCCGCAGATTCCTCGGTCCGCTGGGGCGGCCGGCGGCCCGGCGTTCGCCAACATCAACCTGTCGGCCGGGGACTACCGGGCGTCCTACGTGGAGCCGCACACGTCGCTGCCGAATCCAGTCAGCTACGGGACCGGGACGGCGTACATCCCGCTGTTCGCCGCGGTCCGCTGAGGGGAGGTGGCCGCCTGTGCTGCCTTGGTACTGCACGCGCGAGGAAGTCAAGGCCGAGCTGGACTACAAGGAGACTGCGCGCGCGGACCGGCGGATCGACCGGGCGGTCGAGTCGGCGTCCCGGACGGTGGAGGGGCTGCTGCACCGCCGGTTCTACCCGGAGCTGGGCACGCGGTACTTCGACTGGCCGAATGCTCAGCGGGCGCGCCCGTGGCGGCTGTGGCTGGACGACAACGAGCTGATCAGCGTCACGTCGCTGATGTCCGGCGGCGTCACCATCGCGGCCGGCGACTACTTCCTGGAGCCCAACACATCGGGGCCCCCCTTCCGGCGCCTTGAGCTGGACCTCGACTCCAACGCGGCGTTCGGCGGCGGGGATACCCACCAGCGGGACATCGCCATCACCGGCCTGTGGGGCTACAGGGACGACGAGACGCCCCTGGGTGCCACCGTAGGGGCGCTGGACGCGGCGGAGACCGGGATCGACGTGGACGCCGCCACATCGGCGGAGGTTGGCGTCGGCTCCCTGCTGCGCATCGACGACGAGCGGGTGCTCGTCACGGGCCGGGCGCAGCTCGACACCGGGCAGACCGTCGGCGCGGACCTCGCGGCGCAGGCCAACGCGGTCACCGTCCAAGTGGGGTCGGGCGCCGCCTTCGCGTCCGGTGAGACCATCCTCGTCGACTCGGAGCGGATGCTCATCGTCGACATCGCGGGCAACAGCCTCACGGTCAAGCGCGGCTGGGACGGCAGCGTCCTCGCCACCCACACCACGGGCGCCGCCGTGTACGCCCCCCGCACGCTGACCGTGCGGCGCGGCGTCCTGGGCACCACTGCCGCCACCCACGCGAGCAGCGCCACCGTGCACCGCTGGGACCCGCCGCCGCCCGTGCGGGAACTCTCCCTGGCGGAGGCCGTCAACCAGATCCTCCAGGGGCAAGCCGGGTGGGGGAAAGCGGGCCGCGGTGGGCTGTCGCAGCGGGAGTCCGAGCAGATAGCGCTCCAGCGGCTCCGCGAGCGGGTCTATACGAGCCACGGCCGCAAGGCCCGGCTGAGAGGGGTGTGACGTGCGCTTCACCATCGACGTAGACGCCCGCGGCCCGCTGTTCGACGGCCGCGCCGCCGCCGTGACGGAGGAGTACGCCAGGGACGTCCGCGACACCGTCGCCGAGTTCGCCGAGGAGCAGGTACTGCGGCTGACCGGCAGCTACTTCCGCCGGCCGACCGGCTACTACGAGTCCCGCGTCGAGACGCGCACCGAGAGCCCCCAGGTGGCCCGCGTCCACGACTCCGGCGTGGTCTACGGGCCGTGGCTGGAGGGCACCGGCTCCCGCAACTACCCCGTCACCCGCTTCAAGGGCTACGGCCACTGGTCGCAGGCGAGGGAGCTGACGCGGGCCCGCGCCGGCCAGATCGCGCAGCGGATGCTGCCCCGCTACACGAGCAGGATGTGACGCCGTGGCTATCCAGATCCGCGACATCCTCAACGCCGTCGTCTCCCATGCCGCCGCGTCCGGCCACTTCGAGCAGGTCAACGGCCACGAACCGGTCAACCCGCCGGGCAACGGGCTGACCGCAGCCGTGTGGACCGGACCGGTCCGGCCGGTCCGCAGCTCGGGCCTGGCCACGACCACCGGCGGCCTGGTGTGCATGGTGCGCCTGTACACCTCCGCCCTCCAGGAGCCGCTGGACGCGATGGACCCGAACCTGATCGACGCGATCGACGGCCTGTTCCGGGCGTACATCGCCGACTTCACTCTCGGGGGCCTGGTGCGGCAGGTCGACATCTTCGGCGCCCACGGACCCGGCCTCACCGGCCAGGACGGCTACCTGGAGACGGCGGACCAGACCTTCCGCGTGTACACGATCACGCTGCCGCTGATCGTGGACGACCTGTGGCCCCAGACCCCCTGAGAGGTGGTGCAGCATGAGCAAGCAGTCCGGCCTCGGGGACGACCTCATGATCTCCGGGTACGCCCTGGGGTGCGATATCGGGAGCATCGGGAACGTCGGCGGCGGCCCCGCGGCGCTGGACATGACCGGGATCTGCAAGTCGGCCCCGGAACGCAAGGGCGGCACCCGGGACGGGCGCTGCCAGTTCGTGGCGTTCTTCAACCCCGCCACGGGCCGCTCCCACGAGCGGCTGTCCGCGCTGCCCCGCTCGGACGTGCTGGTGACCTACCATCGCGGGACTACGCTCGGGGCGCCGGCGGCGGCTCTCGTCGCGAAGCAGATCAGCTACGACCCGACGCGCGGGGACGACGGGTCCCTCACGTTCGCGGTGGAGTCACAGGCCAACGCCTACGGCCTGGAGTGGGGGCGGCAGCTGACCGCCGGGGTGCGCACGGACTCGGCGGCCACCAACGGCAGCAGCGTCGACTTCGGTACCGGCTCCACGGCGTTCGGGGCGCAGCTCTACCTCCACATCGTTGCGTTCACCGGCACGGACGCCACGATCACCGTGCAGGAGTCCAGCGACGACGGCGCCGTCGACACGTGGTCCGGCGTCACGGGCGGCGCCTTCACCCAGATCACCGGCAGCACCCCGGGGTGGGAGCGGATCCAGACCGCGCGGGATCAGACGGTGGAGCGCTACCTGCGGGTCGTCACCACGACGACGGGCGGCTTCTCGGACCTCCAGTTCGCGGTCATTGCCGTCCGAAACGATGTGGAGGTCGTGTTCTGATGCGCCCACTGAACCGGGTCCCGCCGCTCCATGCGGTCGGGGCGTACCAGACGTACAGCATCTCCTCGCCCACGGACCGGACGGTCAGGGCCGCGTGTGAGCAGGCCGGCTGCCTGGCGTGGCGCTACGGGTGGGAATCCGTCATCGACGAGCGGACCGAACTGGGGCGGCAGCAGGCGCACTACATCCGGTACCGGGCCCGGCGCACGTTCGCGGAGCAGCGGCGGGCGGACGGCATGACCGTTTTCCGCTTCGAGTCCGGGCAGCGCTGCTTCCAGGAGCACCGCACCAGGCCGGAGCTGTACGTCGTGCGCGACGGCGATTTCAGGGGGAACCCCACCGGCCGCACCCGCCGCCACCAGAACCCCCGGGACTGGGTGGAGGACTTCGGGGAGCACCAGCTCCGCCTTGTCGACCAGCAGAAGAAGGGATAGGGCCATGGCCAAGGAAACCGGCCTCGGCTGGACGGCCGCCACGATCGATGACGCGTCCGGCACGCCGCGGGAACTCCGCAACGACTTCACGAACATGCAGTTCGCCACCCCCAGGGCGGTGCAGGACGTGACGGGTCTGGACAAGTCGGCGATGGAGCGGCTGCTGCTCCTGGCCGACTTCTCCGTCACCTTCAACGGCGTGTTCAACGACGCCTCCAACATGGGCCACGACGTCTTCAAGACCGTCCCCAGCACCTCAGTGGCCCGCACGACCACGCTGACGATCTCCGGGCAGTCCCTGCCCAACGAGGTGCTGTACACCGACTACCCGCTCTCCCGCGGGGACGACGGATCCCTGACCTACGCGGTGCCCGGCGTCCTCGCCGACGGCACCGTCCCGACCTGGACCACGGCGTAGGAGGCGCGCGGCATGGGATACAAGCGGAAGCGGAAGACGATCAACATCGCCTTCGAGGAAGGCCACCCCTTCGCCGGACTGGAGGTGCGGCTGCGGGGGCTGAGCCTGGGCGAGTACCTTGACCTCATCGGCATGGGCGAGGTCGACCGCTCGGCGGTCAGCGACGGCCTGAAGATGATGTCCGCCGCTCTCCTGTCCTGGAACCTGGAGGACGAGGAGACCGGGGAGGCGGTCCCCGCGACCGCCGAGGCCGTCTACGCCGAGGATCAGGAGATGATGCTCGCCGTCATGAACGCCTGGATCGACGCCCTGCGCGGGGGTGTGCGCCAGGGCAGCCCTTTGCCGGAGAGCTCGCCCGCTGGCGAGCCATCCCCGGCGGTGTCGATTCCGATGGAGCCCCTGTCGGGAAGCCTCGCGAGCTGAAGCGGGCCGAGCTGGTTCTCGGGCTGTGCGAGAGGTTCGGGTGCCTGCCCAGCGCGCTGCTGGAAGAGGACGCCGGGCTGTTGGGGCTGCTGGAGATCGAGCGGGCCGGCACGCCCGACGACGCCGATCTCGGACAGGTGGGCGATGTGGACGATGCAGACGGGTGGTGAGCCGTGTCCGCCGATTCCGTCAACATCGTCGTCCGCGCCTCGGACGACACCCGGGCGGGGCTGGCGCAGGTCAACCGGTCCATCGCCAACCTGCGGCAGCAGGCCCGGACGGCGGCCCCGGCGCTCACCGCCCTGGGAGCCCGCGCGACCGCCGCCGCGGCGGCCCTGAAGCTGCTGCGGGAGGAAGCGCAGGGCGCGTCGCGAGAACTGCGTACCCTCCGGGGCCGGGCCGCGGCGGCTGCCGCGGCGATCAACGACGTGCGGACCAACAGCAGGTCTGCGTCCACGAGCCTGCGGACCCTGTCGACCCGGGCTGACGGCGCAAACGCCCGCATCGGCGACCTCGGCGCCGGCACCCGCCGCCTCAAAGGCGACATGGACGACCTCGACGGGGCCGTCACCAAGGTCGCCGCCGGCCTGACCGGGCTCCGCGGCAAGGTCGGCACGGTCACCATCGCCAACCGCAACGCCACTCAGGGCATGCGCCGTCTTCGGGCGGCGGCGCTGCTGCTGTCCCCGGCGCTGCTCCCGATCGCCGCTGCGGCTGCTCCGATCGCCGCCGGGCTCGGCGCGGCCACAGTCGCGCTGACGGCCTTCGGCGTGGCTGCGGGGCGCCAGGTCAAGCACATGGCGGACGCCGTCTCCGCGGAGACGGCCTACCTGGACGCCGTCGAGGAGCACGGACGTACCACCACGGAGGCCGCCCAGGCCGAACTGGCGTGGCACCGCGAGCTGGAGCAGATGCCGCCCGCAGCTCGGGCGGCGGCGGCCGAGCTGCGGATCCTGCGGAACGACTACACCCGCTGGTCGGACAGTCTCGCCCGCGACACCACGCGCCCGCTGATCCACGGCATGCAGACCCTGCGCGCCCTGTTCGAGCCGATGACGCCGCTGATCCAGGGCTCCAGCCGCGAGCTGGACCGGTGGATGGCGCTGGCCCGGGGCGGCATTGACACGCCCGGGTTCGACAGCTTCATGTCCCGGTTCGCGGAGTTCTCCGAGGAGACACTGTCCCGGGCGCGGATCGGGCTGATCGAGTTCACGCAGGCCGCTGAGGCGGGTGATGTCGGGCAGGACTTCCGCGAGTTCATGGACTACGCCCGCCAGAACAGCCCGCTGGTGGCGGACACCCTCGGCAATCTGACGCAGGTCATCACGAACCTGCTGATCGGCGCCTCGGACACGGGCGTGAGCATCCTGGGGCTGGTCAACGCGCTGGCGCAGCTCGCGTCGGCGCTCCCGCCTGACCTGATCGGGGCGTTGCTGTCGACCTATGCCGCGCTGCGGCTGGTGCGGCTGGGTATCGCCGGGGTGACGGCCGTGGCCACCTCCGGCGCCATCGCCAGGCTCAGCGCGTTCGTGGCGGCTGCCCGGATGAACGGCGTCGGCGCCGCGCTCGGCGGCGTCGCGGCAGGCATGTCCCGCGTGCAGAAGGCGATGGTGGCGCTCGGCGGCCTCGCCTTGGTCGCGGTGGGCATCAGCCAGATCGCGAAGGCGGCACGCGGTGCGCCGCCGGACGTGGACCGCCTCACCACCTCCCTGATGCGGCTGTCCGACACCGGGGAGTTCACCGGCGAGCTGCGGCAGACGTTCGGCGACATCGACGGGCTGATCGAGAAGATCGACCAGCTCAACGAGCGCGCCGAGGCCCGGCACGGGGGCGCCGAGGGCATCTTCGGCTTCCGCATCCCCCTCCTCGATGACCTGTCCGACGCCATCGAGGGCGCCGTGGACGACATGGCCCACGGCTCCACCAGCCTGAACGCGCTCCAGGACGACTTCGAAGGGCTCGACCAGGCCCTCGCCGGCATGGCCAGCAGCGGCCACGCGGACGCCGCGGCCGAAGGGTTCGCCCGCATCCGCGAGGCCGCCATCGAGGGCGGCCACAGCATCAGCGAGATCAACGACCTGTTCCCCGAGTACCGGGCCACTTTGGAGGCGGTCCGGGCCGAGCAGGACCTGATCGCGCGCGGGATGGGGCTGTTCGGGGAGCAGGCCCTGCGCGTCGGGGAGCGGCTGCAGGAGCAGCGCCTCTCGGCGGACGGGCTGCGCCAGTCGATCGTGGCGCTGAACGAGGTTCAGCGCGCGGGCTTGGGCGGAATGATCGCCTTCGAGCAGGCCATCGACGACGCCGGCGCGGCCGCCGAGGAGAACGCCGGGCGGCTGCGCATGGTCGACGGCGAACTCGACCTCAACTCCGAGGCGGCCCGCGAAGCGGCCACCGCGCTCCAGGATCTGGCGTCCCGCACGGACGATGCCGCCGCGGCGGCACGGGACAACGGCGAGTCCTGGGCGCACGTCAGCGAGATCTACGGGCGGGGCCGCGAGGCGCTGATTGCCAGCGCGGAGCAGATGGGCCTCACCGGCGCGCAGGCCCGCGCGCTGGCCGAGGACATCCTCAACATCCCCGACCGCGAGGTGATGCTGCGCGGCGACATCTCGGACCTGGAGGACCGGCTGCGGGAGGCGCGGGACCGGCTGCGCAGAGTCCCGGACAGCCGCAAAGCGCGGGTGCGGGCCGACATCTCGAATCTGGAGGACCGGCTGCGGGAGGCGCGCCGGGAGCTGAACAGCCTGCGGGATCGCACGGTCACCGTGTACCACCGCAGCATCTACTCGGAGGAACGCACCTACTGGACGGACCGCAGCGGCGGCCGGAACCAAACCGCCAGGGCGCACGGCGGCGTGGTCGGCACCGCGGCGGCAGGCGGCCCCCGCTCCCGGATGACGCTGGTGGGCGAGCACGGACCCGAGCTGGTGGATCTGCCTGCCGGGTCGCGGGTGCGGTCGAACCCCGACTCGCGGCGAATCTCGGCGATGGGCGGCGGCCCCGCGGGGCCGGTGGTCCTGGAACTGCGATCGAGCGGGTCGCGGGTGGACGACATGCTGCTGTGGATCCTGCGGGACGCGATCAAGGTCCGCGGCGGCGACGTACAGATAGTGCTGGGCCAAGACGGCTGGGGGTGACAGGGTGCCGTTTCCTCCGGACCGGCTCGACCACCGCGTGGAGATCGCCGCAGGCGACACCTGGGAGGACATCACCGACCCGTGGGTGTTCGGCCGCGACGGCGGCGGCGTGGTCATCTCGGGCGGACAGAGCGACCAGGCGCAGCGCCCGGCACCGGGACGCTGCGACTTCGAGGTGAACAACCAGGGCGGACGCTTCTCGCCCCGTAACCCGCTCTCGCCCTACTACGGGCTCATCGGTCGCAACACCCCCGCCCGGGTGGCCCTGCGGGGCCCCGGGCGTCACATGGCGGTGCCCGACACGGCAGGCGCGCGGGCCTACGTCCCATCCTCCGCAGCGCTGAACGTCACAGCGGACCTGGACGTGCGGGTGGATGTGGCGCTGGACCGGCTGCCCGCGCAGTGGCCGGCGACAGCGACACTCTCCACCCCGTGGTCTCCGGCCGAGCAGCCGCTGATAGGCCGCTACCTCACCTCCCCGGGCACGCCCATGTGGGCGCTGCTGCTGGGGACGGACGGCACGCTGACGCTGCGCTGGTACCTGGGGTCGTCGCTGTCAACGGACGAGGCGTCGACGGAAGCGGTGCCGTATGTGTCGGGCGGCAGGTTCGCCGCCCGCGCCACGCTGGACGTGGACAACGGCACCGGCGAGCATGTCGTGACGTTCTACACCGCCCCGTCGCTGGCCGGGCCGTGGGCCCAACTCGGCGAACCCGTCACCGTGGCGGGGAGCACCGCCATCGACCAGACGGGGAGCGCGGACCTGCGCGTCGGGGACGTCGACGGCATCCGCCCGCCCGGCGCGGGCCGCTGGTACGCCGCAGAAGTACGGGACGGCATAGGCGGCACAGTGCTGGCGGACCCGGACTTCACCGTCCCCGCCGTCGGCGCCGGCTCGTTCGCCGACGATGCGGGCCGCACCTGGACCCTCGAAGGCGGCGCCGCGGTCACCGACTGGTACACCCGCTTCACCGGCGAGATTCCCGCGTGGCCCTCACGCTGGGACACCAGCGGGCAGGACGTGTGGATCCCTGTGCGGGCGGCCGGGATCCTGCGCCGCTACCAGCAGCGCACAAAACCCTTGCAGTCAGCGCTGCTGCGCGCCGTCACCGCCCACGCGGCGACCCTCGCCTACTGGCCCCTGGAGGACGGCGCCGACGCCACGCAGGCCGCGTCCGCGCTCGCGGGCGGCCCTGCCGCGGCGATCTCCGGCCTGGAGATGGGCGCCGTGTCGTCGCTGCCGTCCTCGGCCGACCTGCCGCAGATCGGCACCTCAGGCGCGACGCTGCGGGCCACGCTGCCGGCGCTCCCGGACCCGTCCATCGGCTGGCGGGCCGAGACGGCGTACCTCCTCGACGAGGCGCCCGCCATACTGCGCGGCTGGTGGCGGGTGGCGACCTCCGGCGGCGGCATCGCCCGCATCACCGGCTACATCGGCGGCGGCGAGGCCAGGATCCGTCTCCACGACGGCGCGGGCACCATCGTCGCCGAGGCGACGACCACGGACACCGACGCGCTGGCCGCCGCCGTGGGCCGCTGGTGCCGGGTGCGGATCACCGCCGCGCCCTCGGGCGGCACGTGGACGTACACGGTGCGGTGGACGCCCATCGGGGAGTCGCAGACCTGGTCGGTGTCCGTCAACGTCGCCGGCTTCACGCGGCCGGTGCGGGTGGACTGCGTCTGGAACGCCGAGATGGCCGGGATGGCGCTGGGTCACGTCACCCTGGTCAACGACCCGGCGACAAGCGTGTACGGCCCCAACACGGGCGGCCCGGACACCGCGTTCGCCGGGGAGCGGGCCACCACCCGGCTGCAACGTCTCGCCGAGGAGGAGGGCGTCCCGATGTCCGTCGCGGGCATCGCGTCGGCGTCGGCTGCGATGGGCCCGCAGCGGCCGGCGCGGCTGATGGACCTGATCTGGGAGTGTGTCGAGGCGGACGGCGGTCTGCTGAGCGAGCGGCGAACGACGCTGGGGCTCCAGTACCGGGCCCGGCACCTGCTGTACAACCAGCCGGCCCGGATGGTGCTGGACTACGCGCAGCAGCAACTCGCGCCCGGTCTCCAGACCGAGGACGACGACGATCACCTGGCGAATGACGTCACGGTCTCCCGCGTGGACGGCTCCAGCGCGCGGGCCGTGCTCGGAAGCGGCGCGCTGTCCGTGCTGGCGCCCCCGCTGGGGGTGGGCCTGTACGACCACGCGGCGACGGTGAATGTCGCGTCGGACACCGCTCTTGCGGGCATTGCCGGCTGGCTGCTGCATCTGGGGACGTGGGATGAGCCGCGGTATCCGCTGGTGCGGGTGGACTTCGGCAATGAGCGGGCGGCGGCGCTCATCCCGGAGTTCCTGGAGTTGCAGTCGGGTGACCGGATTGAGGTGACGAATCCGCCGGTGTGGCTGCCGCCGGGGGTGATCTCTGTGCGTCTGCTGGGATTCAGGGAAGATTCGGCGCAGTACCGGCTGGAGGCGGCGTTCAACTGCGCCGCCGCGGGTCCGTGGACTGTCGCCACTGTCGCGGCGACGGATCCGGCGGACGATGCGGCTCCGGTGCGGGTGGCGACGGACGGCTGCGAACTGTACGTCGGGATCGACGAGACGGAAACCGCCCTGGTGTTGCAGACCGGATCGGGAACGCCTTGGGCGACGTCGCTCGGCCCCACCGGCGGCACCGGGGAGGCCGATGATTTCCCCATCCGGATGGCGGTGGGCGGGGAGACCATCGAGGTGTCCGCGCTGGAGTCCCTGGCCTGGGACGACTTCAGCCGCTCGGTGTCGAATTCCTGGGGTACCAGCCCCACTGGGCAGGCGTGGTTCGAATCGGGTGGCGCCGCGTCGGACCGGTCGGTGAACGGCTCGGAGGGTCTGATCACGCTCGCGAGTTCGCCTACCACAATCAGGTTCCAGTTGGTGCCGTTCACGCTCGCGGACACCGAGGTCCTCGCGACCCTCACCCCAAGTCAGCTGGCGGCCGGCGCCAGTTTCATCCCGGCCGTCATCCTCCGCGTCACTGGCAGCACCTTCTACCAGTGCCGTATCCGCCTTGCGACTTCCGGCGCCATCTCCATGGACGTCACCCGGGTGACCACCGTCATCGGTTCGGCCGGTGCGACGCCGTACACCTACACCGCCGGCACCGCGCTGGGGGTGAGGGTGCGGGTGGACGGCCACCGGGTGCGGGGCCGGGTGTGGCCGACGACGCTGCCGGAGCCCGGCGGCTGGTGGGTTGACCAGACGGTGGTGACGAGCCCTATCGACACCGGCCTGGTGGGGGTGGCGGCGGCGGCTCTGTCCGGCAACACGAATGTGTCGCCGCAGTTCGGGTTCGACGATTTCGAGATCACGAATCCGCAGTTCTGTGCGGTCACCCGCAGCATCAACGGCATCGTCAAGGAACACGCCGCCGGGGCGCCTGTCGAGCTGGCCGATCCGGCGGTTCCCGGCCTGTAAAAGAGGCCAGAGAGAGGGGTTTCCGTGTCATCTCCGCCTCCTGGGCTGCTGCCTGGGCACCGGCTTACGGCCGACCGCCTCAATGAGCAGTTCCTCATTGGGCGGCTGGTGTTTTTCGCGGCCCGTGACGCCGCGCAGTCGATGACCTCGTCCAGTGTGGGCGCGTCGTCGAATGCGCTGTCGTGGGACAACGTCTCAGTGGATGTGCTGGGCGGCTGGGCGATTGGGAATCCGACGCGGTTCACGCCGACGATTGCGGGCTGGTATCAACTGGCCGGCGCCGCGTCGTTCAATGCGTCGACGGGTGGCACGGTGCGTGGGGTGTCGTGGCTGGTGAACGGGTCGCTGCCGGTGGCGGCGACGGCGCGGGACCATGCGACGACGGCGATCGCGAATACCAGTCTCACGGCAATGGCCCGCACGCTTCCGGTGCAGCTGAATGGGTCGACGGATTATGTGGAGTTGGCGCCTTTTCAGGACAGTGGCTCCGCGTTGGATACGGCTACGGGGTCTACGCGGCCTTATGTGGCTGTCTTTTTCGCCGGCCCCGCCTGACCCCGCCCATCCCGCCCCGGACCTGTCTGGCCCGGGGCTGATTCATGTCTGGAGGTCACATGGCCGACCCGCTGAGCGCCGACCAGCTCGTCGCCGCGCTGCGCGCGGAGGGCCTGCGCGTCGTGGAGTACAAGTCCTGGCGCACCAACAACCGCAACCACATCGGGCCGTGGGGCCCGGTGCACGGCGTGATGATCCACCACACCGTCACCTCCGGCACCGACGCGTCCGTGCGGCTGTGCTACGACGGCCACTCCAGCCTCCCCGGCCCGCTGTGCCACGGCGTCATCGCGAAGGACGGGACGGTCCACCTGGTCGGCAACGGCCGGGCCAACCACGCCGGCTCGGGGGACGGCGACGTCCTGGCCGCCGTCATCGAGGAGGACGACCTCCCGGCGGACAACGAGACCGACACCGACGGCAACACCCACTTCTACGGCTTCGAGTGCGTCAACCTCGGCGACGGCCGCGACCCGTGGCCGCCCGAGCAGGTGGAGGCGATCGTGCGGGCCTCGGCCGCGCTGTGCCGCGCGCACGGCTGGGGCGGGGGATCGGTGATCGGCCACCTGGAGTGGCAGCCCGGCAAGGTCGACCCCCGCCCCGCGCCGGGCGGCGGGGACGTGCGGATGCCCAGCATCCGGGGCGCCGTCGCGGCCCGACTCGACACGACCACGCCCGGACGGGCCCCCGAGGAGGACGACATGCCGCGACCGCGTTACCTCGCGCTGGGGATGACCCGGCCGCTCGAAATCCGCGACAGCGGGGTGTGGGTCTCCCTGCCGTTCGACACCGAGTGGGCGGACGAGGCGGCCCAGCACTTCGCCGGCGGGCAGTCCTTCGCCGCGGACGGCGCCCAGTACGTCGGCGTGCTCAACCTCCGCCTGTCGGGCCTCGCTCCGGGCGAGGAGGTGCAGGTCCGCGTCGTGGAGGACGGCCCCGACGGACAGGTGCGGTACCAGATCGCCGAGGGGATCGGGTCGGACGGAGGCTCCTACCCGCCGATCCCGGTGTGCGGGAAGGTCGGCGCGGGCCGCCGCGCGAAAATCATGATCGCCCAGCACAACGGCGGGCGCGGGCCCGTGACCATCGAGCGGGCCGAGCTGAAGGCGCAGGTGTGGCCGTGACGGCCCGGACTGTTGCGGTGGACTTCGACGGCGTCCTCCACTCCTACGAACGCGGCTGGCACGACGGGACGATCTACGGCGACTGGGTGCCGGGGGCCGCCCCGGCACTGCGCGCGCTGATGGAGCGGTACGCCGTCGCCATCCACACGACCCGGGACGCCGGGCAGGTCGCGGCGTGGCTGGCCGAGCGCGGATTCCCGGTCCGCACGGACGACTCGGAGCGCACGTTCTGGGATGAGCGGGGCGTGCTGCTGATCACGAACCGGAAGGTCGCCGCCGTGGCGTACATCGACGACCGCGCGGTGCGGTTCGAGACCTGGCCGGACGCGCTGCGCGCGGTGGGCGTCGAGCCGGCGCAACTCACGAACGGAGAGAACTGATCATGGTGGATGTGGATCTGACCGCGGCCTACTGGCTGGGCCTGGCGATCAGCGTGGGCCTGCCGGTCCTCGTCGGGCTGGTGACGACGCGCGTGACGCACGCCGGGGTGAAGGCGGTGCTGCTGCTGGGGCTGACCGCGGCGAACGGGTTCCTGGTGGAGCTGGCCGCGGCGGGCGACGACTACGACGTGCAGACCGCGGTCGTGGCCTGGCTCGTCAGCTTCGGGATGGGCGTGCTGGCGCACTTCGGGCTGTGGAAGCCGACCGGCGTGGCCACCGCCGCGCAGGACGTAGGTACCCGCCGCGCCCCGAGAGGCGCCTGACCCACCCTGCACGCGGCACGGAGGACGTATGGACGCCGCCATGGTCACGGCGATAGGCGCACTGCTGGCCTCGCCCGTGGCCGCGCTGGCGGCGGTCTACGGATCCCGGGCCGCAGGCAGGGCCCAGCGGGAGGGCGGAGTCATCGGCGGATACGACAGCCTGACGAACCAGCTCCAGGAGGAGCGCACCGAGCTGCGGACCGAACTGGCGGCAGTGCGCGCTGAGCTTGCGGCGGAGCGGGCGGAGAGCACGCGGCTGCGGCTGCTGGTGCAGCAGCTCGGGGGGACGCCGTGACCCGCACGCAGCACTGGGCGTACCGGCGCCGCGGCGTCCTGTGGCTGGCCGCGGCGTTGCTGTTCCTGGGCGGCGGCGTCGCGGTGGCGCTGCTGAGGATTGAGGACGAGGCGCACCGCGCCGACGAGCTGGCCGCGGAGGCTGATCTGCGCGGGGATGCGGTGGAGACGCTCGCGGGTGACGTGCGGCTGCTGCGGGCGCAGTTGGAGGCGGTGGGGCAGACGCCGGCGGCTCCAGCGCCGGAGGAGGCGGTGGAGGATCTGCCGGACCGGGCGGAGGTGCCGGTGCCGGTGCCCGGCCCGCCCGGTCCGCCGGGCCGGGCTGGCGAGGACGGCCGCGACGGGGCTGACGGGACCGATGGGCGGGATGGCGCCAACGGGGCTGACTCCACGGTGCCGGGGCCGAGCGGTCCGCCGGGCCAGCCTGGGGCGGACTCTACCGTCCCGGGACCTGCCGGGCCGCCAGGGCCGCCAGGGGCGGATTCCACCGTGCCGGGGCCGGCGGGGCCGAGGGGGGAGCGCGGGGAGCCGGGCCCGCCGCCGTCCGGCTGGTCGTTCGAGTTCGGCGGCCGGGAGTTCCGCTGCTCCCCGGTGGAGCCGGGCTCGACGGAGTACGCGTGCGAGGCGGAGGAGCCGGAGCCGCCGGTGGGCGTCCTCGGCGCCGCCGCGCTCGACCCCGCGCGGCGGGAGTGGTGAACGTGACGGAGCCCCCGTCGCCTTGGCCTTCGGGCCGGGCGGCGGGGGCGCTTTCGTGTGAAGTGACGCGCACCACGTCCGCCACGGCGGGTAGTTGCGCTGCGGACGGGCTGACACCGGGCGAACTGGGCCGGAGTATCCGGCCCGCGCTCCTCACAGAGTGCGACGCGATGCCCTGAGCTGTCCCTCAATGGGGTGTTGATCTTCTACGGGGGGTCACGGCCGCGGGGTATGCTGCTGCCTACGGTCCGTCAGATGTTCGGGCCAACAGAGAGGCCCCCGGCGACTATCCCTCGCCGGGGGCCCAAGTCCAAGAGGAGCCTGACATGAACCTCATGGGTGTACCTAACAGTAACCCATCCCCGCCTTCCTATGACACCCGGGGGGAGAGTCCCTTCGAGCGCATCCGCCGGGTGGACGCCTACGGCCGCGAGCACTGGAACGGCCGCGAGATGCAGCCGCTCATGGAGTACTCGCAGTGGCGCGACTACGCCGCCGTGATCCGGAAGGCGCGAGCCTCCCTGGCGCTGGTCGAGGGCGAATCCGCTGCCCAGAAGCATTTTGCGGAGACGCGCAACTTGGTCCGGATCGGCTCCGGGGCGCGGCGCGAGGCGCAGGACTTCCGCCTGACCCGGTTCGGCGCCTACCTGACCGCGATGGCCGGCGACGACACGAAGTCCGCCGTCGCCCATGCCCGCGTGTACTTCGCGGTGCGGACGCGGGAGGCGGAGCTCGGCGCGCTGGAGGCGGAGGAGGTGCGGCAGACGGCCCTGGCCCGCTCGCGGGAGATGGTCGACTACCGCGTCTTCCGCGACATGATGGCGGAGAACGCCCCGGACTACTCCCCGTCCAGCCCGGCGACCCGGATGTTCTTCGCCATGGTGCAGAACGAGCTGTACCGGCACCTGACGGGGATGGACGCCCAGGAGATCCGCAGCGCCCGCGAGATCAACACCTGGCCGGGGCGGCTGGAAGGGAAGCTGCCGCGGACGGCTGACCGGAAGGTCGCGAAGAACTATCTGACGGCGGCCGAGTTGGCGAAGCTGGACCGCCTGGTGGCGCGGCTGTGTCTGCGTGCGATGGACATCGCGGACGACGACGTGCACCTGTCGTTGGCGAAGTGGGACGGCTTGGTCCGGACTGAGCTGATGATGTCGCGGCGCGCTCTGGCCGCCTGAGCGACCCACCCCGCCCCCGTGCCCGCCGAGTTGGCGGGCGCGGGGGCTTCTTCCTGCCCCGCTGTCACACCCGCGTGCGATGCTGCCCGAGTGACCGATGTGCCCGTGATCGTGGGCGGCTTGGGCCGGGTGCGGCTGGAGCTGGTGGTGGAGGCCGTAGCGGTGCTGGTGGACCCGGCGCTGCCCGGCACGCCGTGGACAGCGCAGGCGATCGCGGAGGCCCTGCCGGACCTCGTGGAGATGGCCGCCGGGGGTTCGCTCGCGGTGCCGGCGACGACTCTGCGGTGGCTGGGCGCGATCTGGGCGGGCGAGGAACTCCCCGAGGAGTAGACCCCTACCCCCCGGCCAGCCGCGGGTCCGCCTGGTGGGTGTGGGGAATGTCGTCCCCGTACAGGTAGGTCGCGACGTCGCGGGCGATGATGTGCGCGGTCATCGCGGGCCCAGCGACCGTGACGTGGACCGCCGCCTGGCGGCGGTTGGCGAAGCCGAACATCTGCTCCTTCGCGCTCTCGGCGATGCGCACCGCCAGCGCGATAGCGCCGTCGTCGTCCATGACCACCTTGCGCGCCGCCGCGCACTCCGGGCAGGACACCTCCTCCTCGCTCCGGGCGTGCGGCATGTGCCGCGGGATCTCCGGCTCCGGCAGGTGCGCAACGCTGAAGTACAGCCCGTCCTCAGCCGGAGGGGCGCCGGCGGGGACGGTGCGGATGATGACCTGGGTTGGCATGCGGCCATGGTGGCAGGCCCACACAAGCCTGGAGGCGCGTTCACCCGATCGGGCGACCGCGATTCGCTGCACGCCCGGCGCTCCGGCCCGTACTTGGGCGTATCCTCCCCCTCACCCCCCTCGGGGCCACCCTCGGGGTCCCCGCCCCCAACCCCTCCCCGGGGCGGGGACCCCACCCCGGCTACGGCACCCGGGCCCGGCACGCCGCGCACGACTCGATCCGGCCCGCGTGCTCCGCCACCACCGCCCGCACGTCCGCGACGCGCAGGTCCGGCGTCCCCGGCATCCAGCAGCCCGCCCGGTGCAGCACCCCCCGCCACGGCGCCCCCGGAGGCGTCCGCCGCCACTGCACCCACCAACGCGGGTTGGCTGCGTCCTCTGCGGCCTCCAGCTTCGCGTAGACCTCGGCCAGTTGCGCGACGAGGTAGCGCTCGATCACGCGGAGCGCGGGCAGACCGGACGGCAGCGGCTCGGTCACGGCGCTCGCCCCGCGCGGCGCTCAGCGGCCCCCAGCGCCAGATGCCACGGATACTCGACGGGGCGACCCTGGCCAGGGGGGTTCGGCACGAACCCACCCACACCGAAGAGGACTTCCACCCCGGCGCCGCGCAGCACTTCGAGGGAGCGGCCGAACTGCGGGTGCGTCGCATAGGCCGAGTTCACGCACGGCATCACGACCAGCGGCCAGCCCTTCCCGATCGCCTCGCACGCGTAGGCGGACACCCAGGACAGGGTCAGCCCGAGGGCGATGGAGTTCACGGTGTGCAGGGTCGCCGGGGCGAGGATGGTCACGTCCGCCGGGGGCCATCCGTCGCTCACCCCGGGACGCCGGGGCTGGACACGGACCGGGCGCCCGGTCAGCTCCTCCAGCTGGGGCAGTTGGTTCTCCAGCCACGTCGCGGCCGTGGGCGTCAGCCCCACGCACACATCCCACCCGCGCGCCTGCGCATCCCGGACCACGCCGTCGACGTAGAGGACGGGCGGCGCGGCGGAGCCGAGTAGGTACAGCACGGGCGGCGTCATGCCGGTCATCCCACCACAAGCGACCGCCCCCGGACGAGATACCCGGGGGCGGAACGCTGTGCTCGCGTGACTACACGCGGGTACCGTTCCAAGTGGCTGCAAGGAACGAGGAGACCAGTATGCCCAACCCAGACGACGACCGCACAGGTGCCCGCATCGCGGCGCACCGCAAACGCGCCGGCCTCACCCAGCAGGGCCTGGCCCAGCGCATCCCCTACAGCTACTCCCTGCTGCACCAGGTGGAGGCCGGGCACAAGAAGGCATCGCCTCAGCTCGTCGCCGCAGTCGCGAGGACGCTGGGCATCCCCGTAACCGCCCTGACAGGACACCCTGTGCATCATCTGCGCCCCGACCATGTCGCCGCGCTTGTCCAGCCCATCCGCGAGGCGCTCGACCTGTACGACCTGCCCACGGACTGCTTCATGCCCGCGAGCACCACGCCCGACCTGGCGGCCGCAGCCGACGCGCTGTGCCGCGACGTCCGCGCGGCCCGGCTCCAGCAGGCCGCGGCGGCGCTGCCCAGCCTCCTCACCGAGTTGACGGTGATCTGCCGGGAGCGGCCGACGACCGAATCATGGCGGGCGCTGGCATCAGCGTGCAGGTCGGCGCACGACGTCGCGGTGAAGCTGGGGTACCCCGACCTCGCGTCGCTCGCCCTGGAGCGCATGGGCTGGGCCGCCGAAGGCGCGGGCGACGCGGTGCTGGCCGCGATCCGCCAGTACCGGCGGGCGCTGGCCTACCGCAACCGCGGGGCGCGGCACGCCATCGCGCTCAGCATGGTGGCGGAGGGGCACCGCCTGCTCGGGCAGGCCGAGCCGGGGCTGGAACGGGACGCCGTGACCGGACAGCTGCATCTGGGGGCGGCGGTGATCGCGGCCCGCGCCAACGACGCGGCGCGGGTGGAGGACCATCTCGGGCAGGCGCGGGAGATCGCCCGCCAGACGGGGGAGGCCGGCAGGGTGCACTGGCTGTCGTTCGGCCCAGCGAACGTCGGCGTGCACACCGTGTTCGCGCGGCTGGAGCTGCGGCAGTTCGACGCCGCCTACGCCGCCGCGAAAGCCGTCCGGCCGCCGCGCGGCTGGGCCACGTCGCGCCGCGCCGCGCACCTGGTCGACACGGCGCGGGCCGAGATGGAGACCGGCCGCACCGACGCGGCCATCGCCTCGCTGGGGGCGGCCCGGCGGCTCGCGCCGCAGCAGACCCGGTTCCACCCCCGCGCCCGGGAGACGGTGCGGGGCCTGCTGCACTTGCGGCGGCAGTCTCCTGACGCCTTGTCGCGGATGGCGGCCTGGATCGGCGCCTGAACCGGAGATGTGTCACCGAGGAGTGACAGTTAGTGGCCCCCGGCGGGGTCAGTGTGGTCGTGCCCGATCTCGCTGACGACGCCGGGGGTGCCCCTTGCGGACCACCAATTCACTGCCGGAGTGGCTGCCGACCGCCGAGCAGGGCGTGCAGATGCTCCCCGCGCACCGCTGGTGGGACGCCGTGCGCCTGCCTGGCTTCGTGGGGCAGCGCGTCGTCGCCGCCCTGCGGCGGGAGCGCGGCCCGGTGCCGGTCATCGAGGACCAGATGGCGGACACGTACACCTGGCTGGTGCCCATCGGCACGGCGGACGGCTGGGACGCGATCGGTGCGCACGTCCTCAACTACGGCGTCATCCCCGTGCCACCCCAGCGGTTCAGCACCGGGGCCTGGACGGCTGGCGCGGCCATCCGCTGGCTCGTGGCACCCGGCGGGCCGCGCCTGGCCGACCCGCGGGCGCTGCGGGCCGCGATCCTCGCCGCGTACCAGGAGGCCGGCCGTGCCTGACCACCACGTCACCGCGCTCAAGAGCAGACAGGCCCCGGGCGCCGAGGGTGCCCCGGCCGAGGCGGCGCAGCGCGGCGGGCCCCGGTGGCGCTACGACCAGCTCACCGCGGGACAGGCCGCCGGACTCGCCTGCTGCCGCTGCGGGGAGCCCATACCCGCCCGCTGGGACGCCTCCCGCCCCGCCGGGGCCACGATCCACCCGCAGTACGGGTACGAGTACCGGCTGGTCGCCTGCAACCCGACGTGCCACCTGCCGAAGCGCACACCGGCGGGCCACTGGCCCGGGACGCTTCCCCGGTCCGGCCACGCCG